GCCCACGTATGCATAATGCTAGTTTCATAGATCCTTTAACTTTAACATGACGTGTTTAATTGCCATCCACATGTCTAGGTATTTATAGGTTGCAAGTCGGCCAACAAAAATCACTCCCTTTTCTGCCTTTGCTAGTGATTCATAGAGTCGATATGTTTCCTGTCCTTCACCCCAAGGAATAGGATAAAACGGAATGTCTCCCGGCCCACATTCTTTCGGGTGTTCAGACGTGACTACTGTTGGACCGACATGATCTGGCATAAAATAACTGTGATCATAGATTCGTGTATAGTCGGTTGTGCTATTGTTTTGATTTACAATAAATGTGTCTTGCTTTTCACACAACACATGATGTTTAAACTCAAGTGAACGATATGGCAAACGTCCATATATCGTGCCAAAATAGCTATCAATCTTGCCAGTATAGACAATCAAATCACCCGCCTCTCGCTTGTACATCCAATCATCTTCTCCACAATTTAGATGTACTGTGACCCCTTCGAGCATCTTTGTAAACATTGCAGAGTAACCATCTTTTGGTACAGCTTGATACTTTTGACCTTCAAACCAGGTTGGATCTTCGCATTCTGCAGTCTTTGGAATTCGATTTGTAATTGTGCTTGGAATCTCGTCGAACGGCACTCCCCATTGCTTTTCGCTATACTCCTTAAAGATATATTCTACAATCTCTTCTTGAGACAGCTCACGACCAAGTTCAGATACTGTTTTCTTGCTGTATGGCAAACTTACTTGGCCAAGTCGGGTGTCTCCCTTTGGACGCAGCGCAAACGGGGTCCATTCGGTATAACGACTAAGAAACTCATAGACCTCTTCATCGTCGGTATGAAAAATATGAGGACCATATTGATGTACAAGTGTATTTGTTATATAAGCATCAGCACAGTTTCCACCAATATGTGGTCGTGTTTCATAAATCTCTACGGCGTATCCTTTTTCTTTTAGGAGCACCGCAGCAGTAATTCCAGATAACCCGCATCCAATTATTTTAGCACTTTTTTTCATATTAAATCATTTTATCATAAATTTGTGTAGTTGTACACAATAAATATATCTATATGAAATTAAATGAAAAAGTCTATATTAAAAGCGAATTTAAGGATCTTCTCCGCAGTATGAATGTTGGCATTGTCGACTACATTGTTGTCTACAAAATTGAAGGCGACAAAGTATTTTTTAAAGCAAACTCTGCACGTTTACATCTTTCAAAAGAAGAGTTTGAAGAGGTACAACTAAGCGCCTAGGTTATAAATGGTTTGACTGTCAAAATACAATTATTGATCTAGATACAGTATTATCGTCACATCCAACATTTTGTTTGAGGATTGTGTCAGTCATAATAGGAGTCTATCCAGAGGTTAGGGTTTAATCAAGGGTTATTGGTAGTATTAAGAGGTGAATCCAGCATTTACAGAATAATTTCCTGTAATACTAACACCTCCACCAACTGGTTTATTCGAGCTTGCAAATGACGAAAGAACCGTCCTTGGATTTGAAGGTTCAGAAAAAATGGAATTATCTCCAGCAGTATGGAAAAAAGGATCACCAATAAGGCGGACGGACTTACCAGTTCCCGTTGTTGTGGTGAATCTAATACACGGATTTGTTGAATATGTTATTGCCCGTCCACCTCTGATTACCAACGCATTTGGGGTGGAATCATTTCCATATTCCAACGAGAATAACGTGCCGTTACCGAAATTATCTATCAATGTTTCGTATTTCGCTCCAACCACACCACCAACAATCTGAAAACATTTAGGACCGTAACATGCGATTGTCCAGCAGTCGCAAGACATCTGCGCCGATGATCCTGAAGTTGGGAAAAATGCAAATCGCGAGCAATAGGTAAACTTTACAGCGTAGTGTAGGTTGCTGCTTGTACCAGCGCAGCTAATTATGGTTGATGCCAGCGCGTAAACAGTTTCAGCATTTACAACCAGAACTCCAGTTGACACATCAAAAATTGTCGCAGCATTCAGTGGTGACGTTGTGGTGCTTATAGTGGCGCATTCAACTGAGCACAGTTGTGTTTGCAGGTCGCCTCCAGATTGAACCCAAAATCCGTTTGTGCTTCCTGTTATGATAAACTGACCGCCTCCGCTAATTGATTTGGATTCGTTTGCGAGTAGCAAAAATACAGGATTACCAGAAACGCTACACGTAACAACGGCTCCCTCTTCAAGATGCAGGTTGCCTCTACCATTAAGGAGGATTGTTTGCGTGATGGTGTAGTTGCCAGCACGGACGCGCACTGTGTCACCGATTACTGATGCAGCCATAGCTGCGCCGATAGTGGCGAACGGCACGGAAATACTGTACTGGCTTAACGATCCTCTTGTGTCTGTTCCGTTTGTGTCAACGTATATTGTCCTACTGGTGACTAATTCTTGAGTGCTTCCATCAGCCTTTAAAAATTGTGCACTTGTGCCGCCAGATCTTATGAATGATGAAGCAGTTGCTGAACCACTTGCATTTATTGCAGTGTTTAGCGTAAGAGTCGTATTTGATAACTCTAAAAGGTTCGATCGACTAGAGTCGCTCGATCCCCAACCAACAATAAATGGTTTTGTGTTTGATGTATCAATCGTATTATATTTGCCAATAATTGTTTGATATACACCAGATGAAACAAGTCCTTGACCTCCAACTGTAGTGCTATAATTAGCATTAATAAAACTATCTTCTCCGCCAAGTGCCATAGAATGATCAGCAAACACTCCTGCCTTATGACCAAAAGAATATGAAAAGTTTCCTTCAACTTCTGCGCAATTTCCTAAAGATATTGCTTTACTACCACCAGTTGTTGTAGGGGTCGTATTAGAAGTTGGAAAACGATGGAAAATAAAATGTGATGTTGATGGAGTATATTGGTGAATTGCATCAGTAGATCCTCTATATAATGTCCAACCAGTGGCTCCCACATAAGTTCCACTAGTAGTATTAAACCCGCTAATAGCATTTCCAACAGAAATTATAAACGTATTGGCATCAATGACTTTTTTAACAAATGTATTATAACTTCCAACTACTAATCCAATTTTAGTGCTTCCAGCAACAGTAAATACTAATGGTAGTCCCTCAAATGCATTATGTCCTGTCATTTCAACTTTAACATATCTGCCTATACCAGACCATGCTCCAGTCAATGACACTCGTGTTCCGGTTAATTCTGTTGGTGCAAATGAAACTCTAATATTATTAAAACCACTTACTGGATTAACAAATGTAGTTGAAAAACTTGCTAAACTTGGAGTCCAATTTACGCTATTAAATCCTTCTAACGAAAAGGTATATTGAATTTTAGATTGCCCATCGATCGTTACTGTTGTAGGACCAGCAGTAACGATCCCGTTGTAGGTATTTGCTACTACACCAGGAGGAGCTGGATTCATAGTTATTTGAATAAAATCACCAACATTTAATCCAGTTGCATTAGCGTTATAATTTATTTTTAAACCAGTCGCAAGAAATGGAAATACATTGTTTGTCACCACAACTTCTCGTGTGTCGATGCTGTGTATATTTGACTCATTAAAAAATTGTAAAGACGCAGTAGTCATTACAGTAGTCAACGTAAAAGTATTTGCATTAGTAGTACTTGCTCCGCCATTTTGAATCATTTGCCAACTTTGACGATTTTGCGTTGTCCACTGAACGTGAGTATGATCACTGCCATTTGTAAAGTTTGGTATACCTGCGGCAAATGTCATACCATGAACAACCCGCGCTCTACCATCAACTACCAATGGAGTGCCTGGGTCAAAGTTGCCATTATTTATAATATTTAACCCATATTGTGATTCTGTTGGTGTTCCACGAATAGTAACGAATTTATTATTAACCGTTATTGGAGCATTTATTGTTTTTGTTCCAGTTATAGTTTGTGATTCACTTAAATCAACTCTATTGTTTAATGCAGTCGCAGTTGCAGTAGATATTGGTTTATCTAGGTCACTTGTATTGTCCACGTTGCCGAGTCCAACCATACTCTTTGTGATACCACCAACTGTTCCAGAGAATGTTGGGTTTGCAATGTTAGCTTTAAGGTTTAATGCAGTCGCAGTTGCAGTAGATATTGGTTTATCTAGGTCACTTGTATTGTCCACGTTGCCGAGTCCAACCATACTCTTTGTGATACCACCAACTGTTCCAGAGAATGTTGGGTTTGCAAGGTTTGCTTTGTTATTCAGTTGATTTTGTATATTCGAAGTGGCACTAGATAAATACCCCAATTCATCAGAAGTTACATTTGATATTGCAACTTTACCGGACGCATTTGACACCAATGCTCTTGATGACGTCAAGTTTTCAGTAGAAATAGATGACGCCGCTCCAGTGAGTATTGGATTTAATTGACTAATATTATTATTAGCATTTTTATAGTATAATCTACCGTCGGCATAATTTAACGCGACTTCTCCATAAGTTAAATCTGATTCTAATGGTACTTTTCCAATTATTGAGGAATTTTTTAGAATAAATGTAGTTGATATAGTTGGCATATATTATTAAATTAAAATGTTCCTCCAGTATAGACTATTGTTTGATTGGAATTATTTTCTGGGTTATAATCATTACTCGTGACGCTAGGTGATACATCAACTTGTCCTTCGGCTACTCGTCTAACATCACCTAAAGTAGAATGTACAATTTCAATATCATAAACATATCTGCCCGGTTTTAATGTAGCAGATATGTTATTTGATAGTGATATTACAATTTTTCCATTTGTTGGATTTGGTATATCTAGTATAAAATCATAAAAAAGAGTAGAATTATATGTTCTACGCATTTGACCTCTAACAAAATAATCTGTTAGATCTGTTGGCAATCCGTTGCTGTCTTTTACGTCTATAGTTGACGCATAGGTGCTGCCTTGATCGATATAAATGTTGCTATACGTCGCCATATAGTCTATTTATAATATGATAATTAAAAATATTTTGGATATGCTTGGCCAGTAAGACCATTTGAATGTGTTCCGACACTACCGGATTTTGTTGTGCCAGCGAGAGTATCTCTTAAAGTTACAGTTGTAGTTGATCCTGATGGTATACACCCTCTTGTTTCCTTCCATCCAGCTGTAGAAGGACGCGGTAATACACCGGTTATGTCATAATATCCTGCATCAGTTGCTGGGACAATACCTGTTATAGTGTTAGGAACAGAGTTTAATAATTCATTTTGAGTTATGCGTAATGTAGTATTCCAATTTGGAATACTACTCATTGAGTTATTTGCAAATGATACAGTAACATTACATTTACCATCAGATCCGTACTGTAGTATGCTATCACGTTTTATTAAAACTCTAATAAACCCACCTTTCTTACCCCACGTCGCTGTACCAACATCTCGATATACATCAACTCTAAGACCAATACTATAATTTATTGGGTCTAGTGATGTGTCATTTATTCCAACCGCCGAGCTCGTCACAAGTATTCCCCCACTTGTACTTCCAGTACGTATACTTGCAGTAAAGCTTGTAGGCCCTTCAGTAAATGAGTCAGTGTTTGCAGTCACTGCGAATGAGTTGCTGCCACTAGAAACAACAAAACTTCCATTATTAGGCGTCAAGTCAGACCTAGAGAGTGTCCAATATAGCGTCGTGCCAGGGTTAACATTTGTAGTAGAGACATTAAATGTTACCGAACCCCCTTCATTAATAGCAGATAATGAAGGCGCAATAGAATATGTTGGAATTGGAATTGAAGAGTCAATTAACCCAATTGCATCGCTACGCTTGACTTCTGGGCCAGATTGAGAACCAGTACGAAGAATCGCCTGAAATGTAACATATCCTTCGGCAGTTGCATCAGTAGATGCAGTCGCACTAAAACTTGCTGTGCTAGAGTTTACTGTAATTGTACTTGCGCTTAATGTTAAGTCAGTTCTAGACAGTGACACATACAGGACTGTTCCATTAGGCACATCAGTTGTGGTTAATGTAAAGGTGACAGTTCGGTCAGTCGTTTCATTGATTGAAGTTTTATTTGCGACAATTGTGTATGTAGGAATAATTTCAAAACCGTCATTCATAAACAAGTCACGCAAGTCAATGCCAGCAGAATTTTTAAGTCCTGTAAGTTCAGGTATTCGATCCCCTGCTCCTCGACTAGGCTCATAGCGGCTCGCTAAATCTTGAGTCACGTATGGGTTTGTAGAGGTCACTACATTATAACCACACGCTGCCCCAGCAGTTCCTACGCGTGGTTTAAACATATCATCAAAGTCAGTACCGTTTATTGTATAACCGGTTGGCATAGTTTATCGTTGTTCTAATTGTTTTTCGAGTGTCTGCACACGACCAGTCAACTCTTTTACTGCTTCAATGAGTACTGCAGTCAATTTTCCATAATCTATGCCTTCAACCTCGTCAGTTTCTGTCTTATGCACAAGTTCTGGATAAACCTCATTCACCTCTTCTGCTATTAATCCAAGATCAGCCTTTTTAGTTTCTTTCCAAACATATGAAACTCCGTTTAACGAGTTTACTTTAGCCAGCGAATCTTGTAGCGGGCGTATGTCTTTCTTATAACGAATCGAAGAACGAGATGTAAATGAAGCAGCATTTACATCTGCACCAAAGGTCGCATTATTGGTCTCTAAGTTAATGTCTAATGGCCAACGACCATTAAGATCTTGCATCGTTGTAGAATTATTGCCAGACGAACGACGTATAGAAAATATATTGTTGTCTACATATATCATCGAACCACGATGATTTGTGTCTTGAAGATATATTGTTGGAGTTTCGTAGTTTAAATAGAGCGCATTATTACCTGTAAATGTTGAAGCCTTTAGCGGAGCAAAGGCGGTGTCTCCCGCGTCACGTATTTCTAATCCTGATCCGCCACGAACATGTTTTAGCAGTGTTGCAGTTGAACCAACAGCATGTAATGCTAGCAATGTATTTCCAGATGTGCTGCGCGTTTCAAGTCCAGCGGTAGCCCACCCAACTTGTCCGTTTGTTACTGAACGACACGGCCCATATGTTTCAAGTGTTTTTGTGTCACCAAAAAACCTTGCAGAAATTTCTTGCTTGCCATTGAATATTGTAGTGTTTAAAAAGTTTGTAACTGTGCTATCACTGCTTTCAAAGTTAAGCGCAATTTCTGCGTTATTTGCAAAAGTCGTATTAATTTGATTTCCAATAATTTCTATGGCTCCAATTATTTGACGTGATGATGTCACAGTATTGTCTGACGCTACTGACAGCCCTCGAATGTTTATAGCACCAGCACCAGCATTAAGGATGCTTAATGCTCCATCTACCCCAGGGCTGCGTATAATGCGGGCGTCATAATCAACTAGTGGCACAGATGAATGAAAATCTATAAAAGAATTATCATTACTTGTAATTCCACTTCCAAGTTCTAAAGCTCTTGTTAAAAGTGTAGTAGTATTAGTCCAACTTGGACCACCCGCAGAAAGTTTTGCCGGAGTAATTTCACCATCTTTTATTTTTATAGCAACTACAGCGTCTGTTGCAAGTTTAGATTCAGTAATTGCACCAGCATTAATGCTTATTGGTATATTAATATTTTCGGTGCCATCAAAAAGAGGAATTGGAGAAGATGTAGTAACTTCTCCAGTAACATTTATGGCACGAGCAAAACGTAAGCGATCCGCCACTGCAGATCCAAAAAGAGTCTTATCAAGAATAATACTACGCGTAGAGTTGGTGGGGTCAGTAAATTTTAATCTATTGATGTCCAAAAATTCCCCCTGTAGGAGTGATGCAGATCCAAGATCTAAACTATCACGTATATGCCCCTTTTCAACTTCTGTGGGAGCATTTAGTAAATATGGACCTAAATTAATTGGTGTTGACATATAAGCTTATTTATATTGAATAAATTCTAGCAGTTCCTCCAGTAGATGTATATGGCGCGCCAACTATTATTTTTTTAGAATTTTTACTAAGAGATACAGAAAGCCCAGATTGTTCACCGACAGATTGTCCTTGTAATAATGGACGTATTTGTTTCCAAATGACATTAGTATTATCAAATTCATAAACTTGGGCCCCTCCCGAGTCGATTCCACTAGCATTGTCTCTAAATGGAGCTCCAATTGCCAATATATTTCCTTCAGAATTTAGTGACACTGAATAGCCAAGTAAGTCTCCAGGATTTCCATTTAAATCTAGTCCTTGCTGAGACCATGATCCAGATGTGCCAGCACCACCGCTCCATTTATACACTCTAGTCGTTCCAGCATCGTTGTTTGCGCTGGTGTCATCCTGTATATTTCCTATCGCAACAATATCTCCAACATCATTTAACGAGATATTAAATCCAGACTGTTCATTTATACTGGAACCATCTAGATCTATTCCTAATTTGATCCAACTTGTTCCGGATGTATTATGATAAACTCTAGTATGACCTGCTTGAGTAATTGTTCCTCCAATATCGTTAAATGGTGCACCAATTGCAACTCTATTTCCACTCGAATTTAATGATACACACCAACCAGATTTATCTCCATTTGCCTCTCCATATGCGATTATTCCATGTGAATTCCAAGTTGTTCCGCTTCCAGAATAATCTAATATTTCAACTGCTCCTCTATCAGTTCCAGTGGCACTATTTGTTGGTGCTCCAACTGCAATACGATTTCCAGCAGAATTTATCGCAACGCTCCAACCAGCAGCGGTTGCAGTTGCAGTACTATTTCTTATAACAGTATATGACGTTTCATTCCAAGAATAAACTTGAACATTAGAATTTCCTGGACTGCCAATAACTATTCTGGTTCCATCACCATTTATAGCAACAGAATAACCAAGCTTTTGACCGCTAAGAGCTCCAAGGAATGGAGCTCCTCGCTGTTCCCATAATTTAGCAGTTGCATTGAATGCATAGACAACTGCTCGCCCTTTATTATTTGTATCAAAATTTGGAGCGCCTATTATACAAACTGTACCGGTAGCATTCATCGCAACGCTAAACCCAAAATCATCACCTGCCGCAATTGCGTTTAGCATTGGTGAGTCTAGTATTATAGTTTGGTTAGATAATACTACTTTTCTAAAATCACTGATATTCATGTTAATATAACGTGCCTATTGCAATAAATTTACCAGATATATCAGATTTATAGATATAAATTGATGAATATTTTACTGTATTGCTTATTGTGACTGCATCATTAATTGTATTTCCTGAACCTGTTGCAATATTAATTGTAAGTGTATTTCCGCCTACATTTACAATGCCAATGCTCCATGCAGTATCAGCGGATGCATAGGTAGGAAGAACTAGTGTATTTGTTCCAGAAACATGAAATGTTTTACTAGAATCAGCATTGCTAAAAGTTTTACCGCTTCCTGTTATAGTCGAATCGATTGACGTAATAATATTACCATCAACTGTTAAGTCTGACTTAACAGTTAAGTCACCAGTTATTGTTGTGTTGTTATTTATTGTTAGTGGTCCTGTTGCCATAGTTTTAGAAAAGTTTAGACATTATATTGTATTGCCCGTCTACTGTTACGTTAGTGTCAGGCGCGAAAGTGCTGTATGTTGTGGTAGAATAAACGGTTGTAGGTTCGGATATATCTACTGTACCGCCTAATTTTGGAGTTGAAGTGCCGCAATCAATAGCAACTACAGAAGAGTTACCGTTTTGAGGTATAATATTAATAGATGTAGTAGACATATTATATTTAAATTAAAACTGGCACTAGTGGAACTGTTATTCCAGTACGTGCGGCTAACCTTCCACGAGATATAGCATCGTCTTCAGCGACTGCAATCATTGCGTTAATATGACCAATGTTATTGGGAATATTTGATGCTCCTATAAGTCTGTGTAAATATAATTTTCCATTTAATAGTATCATTGACGGTGTGCCACTGTCTCCGTTCCATACTGCATAATCAATAGTTTTTAGTGTTGAATTTAATGGAGGGTCTGACATACCACCATATCCTACCGCAACCATTGAATTATGATATTGTGGATAATCAGAACGTGGTGTCGGTGGGATTATAGAAGTAGTTCTTTCGTATCCCTGCGTGACATGAATATGTGAGATAACAGGAGTTGCGATATAACCCAAGTCTTGCAATGTTAATTTTGGTATTGGCATAACATGCACACCAAGCGCCTGAACGTCTCTATCAAGTACTGCTACACACAAATCTTGGGCAGGTGCCACTCCGCTTGGCCAATCGGCCGGGGTGTATGCTCCAGGCCTATCGCGAGTAGACCTAACTAGAGTTTGCGCAATTTGTATAGCTTCTACTACATTTCCGTTCTCAAGAACAAAGTGCAACTTACATTCTTTATTACTATTATAATTTACTTCCCATGTGTTTTTTGCATGAGGGTGAGCATGATCACAATAAAGAACGTGTCGCGGGCTTATTAATATGCCGCCATAGCTTTGTTTACCACCAGTTACATCATCTTTATAAGCTACGGCAGCAGTAAGTTGAGACACAAGTTCATTGCACCATAAATTTGGGTTTCGAGTGTATGTTGGAGGATTAGCTGTTGAGTTTCTAGCAGACCATAATTCCATGTTAACTGCACCGCCTGGCTTTGTTCCTAACATAGAAAGCATTTCTGCATCGGTTTTAGAACGCATCGCGCCAAATGCAGGATTAATAATATTGCTCGATGCTGCTGCAAGATTAATATTTCGTATATTCATGACTAATACAAGACACCTATTGCAATAAATTTACCAGATATATCAGATTTATAGATATTAACTAAAGAATATTTTACTGTATTGTTAAATGTTGTAACATCATTAATTGTATTTCCAGATCCCCCAGCAATATTAACAGTAAGTGTATTTCCGCCTACATTTACAATGCCAATGCTCCATCCAGTTTTTGCTGATGCATAGGTAGGGAGAACTAATGTATTTGTTCCAGAGACTTGAAATGTTTTACCAGAATCAGCATTGCTAAAAGTTTTACCACTTCCAGTTATAGTCGAATCAAATGTTGTAATAATAGTTCCATCAACTGTTAAGTCACCAGTTATCGTTGTATTGTTATTTATTAAATAATTATTTATTGTTAGTGGTCCTGTTGCCATAGTTTTAGAAAAGTTTAGACATTATATTATATTGCCCGTCTACTGTTACGTTAGTGTCAGGCGCGACAGTGCTGTATGTTGTGGTAGAATAAACGGTTGTAGGTGCGGTAGATGATAGACTGTTAACAGCATTTATTTTAATTTGATCTAAGAATATATCTCTTGTTGCAGTAGCAGCATTAATAGAAATACCAGTTCCGCTTGTTGTTAATCTTAAGTTTCGTAAGACTGGAGCATTAGTTCCACCGGTGTATGCAAAAACGATGCATGGACTAGATGAGTTGTTGTTTAAGTTAACTCCACGATATGAAAATCCATTATGATTAACAACGCGAATAGTTGCATCTGTAGAAGCTCCTACAACAGTCCATATGTCCATAGTAACAGCTCCACTAGTATCGCAGTTTAAAAATTGTTTACATGACGCGGTGTGGGAACGGCGAATTACCAGTGTTCCACTTCCTGTCAACACAAATCCGTCTGTTGTAGACGCTACAATACTCGCAAAACTTGTATTTAATGTGCCTCCAGATATTCTAAATAGTGTGTCTGTTGAGGTGCTTGTAATGCTTTGATATTCTAAAAATAGAGTTCCATTTGATTGTGTTAGTATGTCTGCTGTATCACTTAACGTAAATTGAGCAAATCCATTAACTGTTTTAGTTTCATTTGCAGTAAGAGAAAATGCAACTGTATTGCCAGCAACCGTAATGGCTGTTCCAGTTTCAAAATATATATTACCCTTAGAGTCTAAACTAATTTGTGAAGATATTGTATAAGCTCCAGCACGAACATAAACTGTATCGTCACTGGCAGAAGCAGACACTGCTGCGCCAATAGTTGCATATGGTTTTGATATATCATATTTGTTAAACCCAGGCCGCGTGTCTGTACCTACACCTGCATCAACATAAATCGTTTTTCCAGTAGTTAATTCTTGTGTAGTGCCATCAGCCTTTAAAAATTGCGCAGTTGTGCCTCCAGTACGTACAAGCGCACTAGCTTCAACGCCAACATTTGACGTCCATCTATCAGCACCTGACACCCAATTAAAGGTTTTATCGCTAGCAGCTTTTAATGTAAGTCCGCCACCATCTCCAGTAATATTTGATGGAGAGTCTACATTACCAATAATAATATTTTTATCTTCTACAGTTAGATTATTTGTATTAATTGTAGTAGTGGTACCAGAAACTGTTAGGTCACCAGTAATTACCAAATCGTTGTATAGTGTTTGTTGACTCATATTTTTAAAATTAATAAGTGTTTACGTCTGCATCTACTGTGAATGAACCAATCTTAAATGTAACGTTTGAAGTTGCTGGCGCTGATGCAAATGTACCATATGTTCCTACATTTATAGGCACATTAGAGCTTAAACTGTTTGTCGTTGCCGCACGCATTATATTTGTTTGGGATAGTCTAATAATTTTATTAGTTGTTGAACCATTGGTAGAAGCAAATGTTATATTCGGTTGACCAGCCAAACTATTCCAAGTAATTCCTCGGAAAGCATGACTTTCATATGTGGTATTTTCTGTCCAACTTAATGCAGCACCTACACCAACATGATTATAATTAACTATTCTAAAGTTAGTAGTAATTAACCTTAGACTCATACCAGCTGTTGCGTTGTATGTTACCAATGTCCAAACGTCAGCATTTATCTGAGCAACAGCACCGCCACCAACATTAGCTGCGCCAGAACCATTAACAAATCTTCCACAATATACATATGGAATTCTTGCTGTAACATCTCCAGTGCCAGTAATATTAAATACAGTAGCATTTGAAGCAGTAAATGTGTTTGTCATTGCTATAGTTTTAGCATCAACAGACAATACTCCGTTCTCAATATTAAAAAGCGTACCAGTAGCGGCATTTGGACCAGTGATACTATTACATTCAAATGCAACAATAGGTGGTGAAGAAGTATTATTTGAAGTGGGTATTGTTAGTATTCCTGCTGAGCCAGTTAATACAAAATCAGCATGTCCTTGAATACGTATTGAATTAGCTACTGGAAAAATATTTGTGGTTTGATTAAAAGAAAATGCTGTAACACCTGTTGCAACATTAACTGTTGCTCCTGGTTCAAAATATAGGCTTCCTTCATCGTTAAGGTTGATCGATAAAGTAATATTATATGTACCTGCTCGAACATAAACCAAATCACCTGGTGATGAGTCTGTTACAGCAGCGCTTATGGTTGCATACGGAGTATATGAATATGCCGTAAATCCATTACGAGTGTCTGTACCGACACCAGCATCAACGTAGATTGTTTTTCCACTGCGTATACTTGAATCTAATAATATCGTGCCTGAACGATCTGGTAGTGTCCAATTGCGATCAGCAGCTATATTTGCGGTTTGCAATCGACCTTTAAATGTGTTATAGAACCACACAAATGCACCACGAATTCTTTCAATTGCAGATGAATTATTTGTAGCTCTATTTCCAAATTCTGCATGATATGTGGAACTATTGCTGCTTATAACTGCAGCTGTAGAACTACCGCTGCTTATAATTGCGCCAATACCAGAGGCGCTGTTTATATTTGCACCAATACCACTCACTGCAGATGCATTTATTGCGGTTTGAGTGTTTAGAGCAGACACCTGAGCAGTAGTAGACGCACTAGAAGAAATATCTAATGCATACAGGTCTGGATCAGATACATTACTAATGACTCCATTAAAAACACCAGAGCCATCACCATTTCTCTTTACCACGGAATTTTGACTGCCTTCGTCGTCAAGATATGGAGTCTCATGTACAACAATTCCTCCGCCAAGTTCTTTATAATACAATTTTTTATCAGCATAATTAAGTGCTAATTCGCCAAAATCCAAGAAATCTTCTAGTGGAACTGCACCAGGAACTGGACTATTTTTTAAAATTATTTTTTTATAATCTGACATATTATTTAATGCGTGTAAAGTCTGTTCTCAATGCGTTATTTGGTAAATTTGGATCAATCATATAGGCATTATATCCAGAAAAATATAGTGAACCATCATCTAATAACAAGACTGTATAGTCTTCAGAGTCATAAGGTGATACACATTGTATATCAACTATTTTTTCTACAATTTCTGAACTTAAATTAAGACGGGTCCAACTATTTAATTGAAGTGCACTTCCATTTCCAGCTTGATAATGGCCATTTTTTCCAACAGCAAACAAGTAATATTTATTATCAGACGCTCTGTATGCTTTTGCAAAATTTACGTTGTCTGAATAAAAACCATTTCCACACCAAAAGTCTTCAAGGCTATATCCAGACGGAAGTAGTCCAGACAGTCTCCACTGATTGCTGTTTCCAGTTATACCAAATTTATTTCCAGTATTTGTACCAGAACACCATAATTCATTTGTTATTGTTGGAGTTGATGAAAATGTTATTGCTCGTACAAGTCCACGATTAGCATTATATGTTGGCGCACCAATTATTACAGTATTACCATTTGAACTGAGTGCAAGGACTGATCCTGATTTTTCGGTAGAATTTTCTCCAGATAAATTGCCAGTTAATAATTTCCAACTATTACCAGAGAGTCTGTACAAACGTACATATCCATTATCTGTTTTTCCAAGAGTGTCAGCATTTGGCGTGCCTATTGCAAGAGTTTGTCCATCACGTGATAGCACTACTGCAGAACCACTAGCATATCCTGCTGCAGATCCATTAATATTGGTGCCAAGTTGTTCCCAAGTTGTAGTAGTTTGATTATATTCAAATATGCGCACTTGACCGCTATTAAGTCCATTATCATCAACTCCAGGCGCGCCTATTGCAATGCGTGTGCCTGATCCACTTAATGATATATTATTAGAATTATCATTGGCGCTTTTACCAGCAAGATCTCCACCAAGTTGCGACCACTGACCGGACACTAATTGATACACGCGAACTACTCCAGCATTTGCATTTCCTCCAGATGAAACCGCAATTATAGTCCCATTGTTATTAATTGCAACCGCAGATCCGCAATATTGACCACCACTAGATCCATCTATTGCTGATCCAAGTTGAGTTATAGTTGTACCAGTTATAGAATAAGCACGCACTTGTCCCACAAGCGTAGAAACAGTTCCATTAAATGATTTGCTTGTATTTGGTGCACCAACTATAAAGGTATTTCCATCACCAGACAGCGCAACGGTACCACCAAATTTACTTCCCGCTTGACTTCCATTTAAATTAGTTCCTAGTTGTGACCATGCTCCGCCTGAATAATCATAAATGCGAACTTGACCAAAAATATTGGTGCCTACGCGTTGTCCGTCAGGTACACCAATTGCAAGGCGATTACCAGACGAGCTTAAACTTACAGAATTACCAAAATTACTGGCATTTTCAGAACCATTTATAACTGCTCCATATGCATTCCATGCTGTTCCAGAATATTGATAGCATTGCACACGTCCAGTTCCAATACCTGGAGAGCTAGTTGCAATTATATTAGCAGTATCACTAGAACTGATAGACGTTCCTAAAAGGTGACCACTTGTAGAGGTTGTTATGTCTGCGCCAAGTTTAGTTGTCGCATTATTTTTGCTACCAAATATATATGCGGCACCTGTTCCATCTGTATGGGTTGTAGTATAAACCTTATCAATATTTAAATTTGGATCTTCCCAAATTACAGTTGGACGATTTTTATTTGATGTTGTGTTATCACCAAGTATTCCATTGCCGTTATAGCCCCAACCATAAATTACATTTCCAGAGCCACTAACTAAAAACGCAGTTGTAGCAGAGTCTTCCCCTCCGGCATACAACCTACATGATGAATAATCAGTTATGTCTGGTATTGTAACGGTATTAAATGTGCTATTAACTGCTGCTGGATTTAAGCCATCACCGCGTAAGCCAGTAGAACCATAACCAGACACGTGTATGCCACTTGAAGTTAGCGCTATGCATGTTGCAGTTTCAATTGTTCCATTCCATGTACCAATAATACAAGCATCAAAGACATTTTCGAGCACTGGTGTTGTCTCTCCAGCTGGTTTTGTTCCAGTGTTTGTGGTAGTTCTCCCATTGTTACCACGGCCTAATATGCCATGTTGGTTATATCCTGCAATCCAAAGGCGATTTGATGTATCAATTACAGCAACGTTCTGAATATCATATCCACCACTAATTATAACCTTTTTAATTTTATTGCCAGCCGAATAGTTATAGAGCGGGTTGTATGCTTTTGTCCATTCTTTTACACGTACATCTACATTTGCTGTTCCAGGAAATGGCACCATATTATAGGGGTTATGCCAAATGAGTCCAATTGCCCATAACTCGCCTTCATTGTCAAGGGCACATGCACTGTATCGTGTGACATGCAATTCTACTGCTTTTCTATTATCAGGCAATGGCATTTCGCAATGCGAATATTTGTCGGCGTGTCCAAATCTACTATATGGACTGCCTCCAGTTATTATTGGAACTCCGTCATGATTTATATAACAAAATTCACCAAAACCAGGTGCAGAACTGTGCGGTGCATGACTAGGTTTATTTACTAACTTTGCAGCAGGTCCTTTTTTAAATACAAGTGCATCTACATATTCGCGAGTTGCAACTCTTTTACGAGTATTAGGATCATTGCCTTCAAATAAAGTTGCAGAGGCAGAATCCCATGATGGACCACCAAGACTTAATTTAGATGGATCAACAGAATTAGTTGCAAGTTTATCAGGCGTAATTGAAGATTCTGCTATTCCCAATTGACGATCAACATTAATTGTTAATGTTGGGTCATGTCTTAAATTTAAAACCCCGGTGCCGCCATTTGCAAGCGACAAACTTTGAATAGACTCTGTGCCTCGTATTATATCAAAAACATTTCCACGGTCGATGAATGTGTTGACTACAGAATCAGGAGTTGCCTTTATAATATAGTTTGTAACAAGATATGGTTGAATTATAGAGTGAGTTTGGCTGCCTCCGGTATTGCCTATGGTATGGGTGTGTGCACCAGCACTTTGTGTGTCATAGCGATTATCACGATAATTTCCTATAGACGTAGGAACATTATCGCTACTAACTATCTTATCACCACTTTGATCATTGATAATAAACGCAGAAGTATTAAATATATCAGCAGTTGATATAAAGTGAGTATGGGCGCCATCGGTGCTTATCGTATGAGCGTGAGATGGCATCTCAGCAATTGTCAATGCATGAGAATATTTACCTCCAGACCCGCCAAGTGTAAATGTTTGTTGTCCGGCTGCTATATCAGTGCCAGTTCCAGCCCCAAGAGTGACTCGACCGCGTAAATCAGGGAGAGTGTACCACCAAGAAGCATTATATGACACTGAAGGAGCAATAGTATTTCCAGTTTGAGTCGTAAAAATTGGGCCATATGTTGCTAATAGCAGCGTAGCAAGTTCTGGATAATCTCCTCCCTTAAAACGTGCACCACCACAAGACAGCCATCCGCTTGGTACACTTGTAACTGAACTATATGGTTGTATTGTTCCAATTGGAAGTACTACATTTGTGGTACTTACGTTTACTGCTCCTTCACTTTGTATTTGGGCAATAATGCCACTAAGTGACGTCCATGCCAAAGAGTTTCCTTCTTTTCTTAAGAGAGAAGATTCAGTTGGGTTGTTTACTGGTATTGAGTATTGGTGCGCGCCCAGTTGCAGTTGAGAGCCAATTATTATTTTATTACTTTTTAAAGGAACGGTAGAAACCAATGTGCCCTCTTCATAATAAACTCCGGCGGCATCAATTTTTAATATTGGAGAAACCGCAGTGCCGCCAGAAAAAGTTTTTGTACCAGTTATAGTCTGTGGTGTATCAAGCGTGACAGTACGCAGCAATGACGATGAGTTTTGGCCAGTACTATAAAATAACGGCGATATATCATTACGCAAATCGGTTAGTTCTGTTACTACACCATTTGTTTTTTGACGCCAAATATCAAAGGTGTCAGATATATTAACACCAGTTGTAGAAAACTCTGAAAATTGAATTGAATCCATTATCTTTATTTATTCTCTTTTTTTGTTAACATTTCAACTATTTCAAGTTTCCAAGCTAACAACTCTTCAACCTTTGCTTGTAAGTCTGCAATTATTCGCTCTTGATGGCGTATATGCTTTTTTCGATTGCGAGCTGCAACATATGCTGTCGTGTCTGTGTTTAGAATAGCATTTGAAAAAGAGTCTCTTTCAAGCGTTGGATTCTCTTCTACTTTAATTTTTTTTCGAGTGGCCATAAATTTTATACTGTTGCAATTGCTCTAAAATCTCGAATTGTCGGTATATCAAAAATATTATTTGACAGGAGTACAACTTTTACCTGGAAAGAAACAAAGTCATCACCTGGGTCAATTACATATTCAGTTTCAGAATATGTATCAATGTTTGTATTAATTGGTATTGGATTTGTTGGAGTTAATTCTGTCCATACTAATTGATCATCTGTAGTAGTTGTATCAAATCCCAATTTAACATAAACTTTAATGTCTGTTTCAAATGTAGGACGATTTGTTGATAGATAAATATTTAATCGATCAGAAGGAGAGTTTAAGTTAACTTTACGCGTAATATATCGAGCAGTTGCAGATCCATTTTCTAATGGACTTACAATTGAATATGTCACATCACTACCAACTGCAGAGGCAGCTGTTGGAGAGAATGTAAGAATAGTCGCGTTATTAGCAGTTATTGTAAATTCTTTTCCGCTTAGTGTGCCGCTCGTTATTTTTAATGTTTTTCCAACAAACGCATTTGTTGTCCAAGTTGCTGTACTTTTTATAAGTGTAGTATTTGAACCTCCGGTAGAAGTACTAGATTCATATACAGTATAACCTTCATCCGTAGAGTCATCATTGATAATATTTGCAATTGTTAGCAATGATGAACCATCAACATCAATCACGGGTGATATTGCAGAATCAGCAGACATAAGATTTGATGTAAGCACTGCGCGTGGTCCAAACGGGACATTTTGATTACGTGATGTAAGTATATGAGAACTTAAATTACCATAACTACTAGGAATATAATTATCGCTATTTGCTTCAATACGTTCTGGAGATTCATTTCCAAATTGAATCCTATGAGATATTGCAGAATTATTAAATGCTAAGTTTGGTTGACGTAAGTTAAAAATAGACACCGGAATTTCTGCCAGTTTTGCAACCAAGTTGGGTACTACTGGAGTGTTGCTGTCTGCAGTATTTTTTGTTACTATTACTGTAGGAGCATTATTATTATATCCTGCTCCACGATCATGTATAATTACGCGTGAAATACTACCGGTAAATGGATCAATTACAGCTTCTGCGCGAGTACCTCTGCTTGGATCGAATGTTATTGTTGGAGGCAACCCATATCCACTACCACCATCTACAATTTCAATTGTTTCGACACCAGTGTGTAATTGTGTTCTAAAATTAATGTCTCCAGACTTGACTGTCGTCGTTGCTGGATTAAAGAATTGTGCACGATTAATTTTGAATTTTAGGTCCTGTTCTTGTTGAGGAGTCCAAGTGAAGGCGTTTGCACTTGTAAAAAATGTACCAAGATATTCTTGTTTTTCTATACGTTTACCAGTAATCACATCAGCTTCACCAAGTATTGCATACCAGCAACGATAATCACCATCATTTGATGATACTACCACTGCATACTCTTCATCACTCTTTAAGAAAACAGGATCACTAAACCTAAAGTTTGTGGGCAATAAACCATTAGCACTTATTTGTACCTCAGATGGGCGACAGAATGTGCGTGAGTATGGAACTATTGTGCGTGTTGGTGCACCGTTTTCCATTGTTACAATATAAATTTCAACCGGTTGGAAAAGTGCCTTTTGAGCAAAGTATAGGTCAACTGAAGTTATAAATGCACCAGTTGGATAGTCTTCTGAACTAATTATAAATGACTGAGCAAGCGGGTCATGATATGTTGTAGTGCTTGTGACTACAGTTCCAGAAACAGTTTCTGAAATTGGGGTTACAGTAAATTGTGGCGTTTTCGTAGACAATATCGTCTCTTGCACAGTCTCAAGTATACCACTTGCAGTATATTTTGATAGTGCATACGTAGTTTCTGAAGATGCATTTCGCGGATCATCAGTCAACTTAAATGTACGATCACCAGTACGGAATCGAATCGAACTATTATTTGGTATGATAAATGAACCATAGAGTTCTCCAGATGTGTCAGTAGTTAATGTTGCGCCATATGCGCTATAACCAGACTCTGGAGATGGTAATTGGTTTGATAAGATTCCATCAAAACGGCGAGTAGTGTTATCATTTACTGTCGTAGGAATGATAAATTTGGTTGAATCGTTATTTAATATTTGATTTGTGTATGCTGATATATCACGATCTTCAAAGAATGGATAGACTCGAGTAGACGCCTTTAATCCAGTTGCATGGAAATATACAATTCGTGAACGTATAAATGGTATAATTGAAGTATCAACAACACTTTCACCAAGACTTTTTGGCACAAATGAAAAACCAAGAGTAGTATTTGTGCCTGTACGAGTGTCAGTATATGCGCGTTGTGTAGTGGTTGTCGTAGGTATGCCACGACCTCTTATAAATGCTCCGCGTGTAGTAGTTGTACTACTCGCACCCCATTGTCTAGTCCAGTTATTCCAATCCGTGCCAAGTATGTCAAGCGCTGGATCTTCTGCAATAAACTTGATTGCATCAAATGCGCTGTCATCAGTTACAATAAGATCTGGGCGAGTGATTGTGTCTTTCCAATTATCGGCAGCAGGAGACAGACGTATATTCCCATTAATCTTTGCATATATGTGCGGGTGAACACTAATGTGTGCAGTCGCTTTTAGGTGCGAAACAAGTTCAACCTCGTCGTAAGACAGCGTAATTATACTGTCATGTACTCGTATTTTCCCATTGTCTGCAAGCGTAGTGCGTGTAATTGAACCACTCGTAGTATTTGTAACTGTAGTAGTTGTTAGCGGACTGTCAATTGCAAGGTCAATGTTATGAGTATTGTATCGAGGACGTAACAGTCCAGCGTCACGGTCAACTGCGCATTGATATTGAGGATCAAAGACGTCGCCAACTCCATGACCAATAAAATTATCAACTAGTATTCCATTTTTAAATCGTTCGCCCGCATCATCAAAAATTGGTTTATCATTAGCAGAACGTTCTAGTAATGATAGCGAAGTATAATATTCAATATTGCCTATACGTTTTTCAAGGGCACCAATGTCTCGCATTGTATATCGACGATTGTCGATATAATTTTTTACAATTTCAGACACATTTTGCGTGTATGCTGGAACGTTCAATGAATAGAGTGTCATTGAATTTTTTGGCGCTCCAGGCTCAACTGGAGTTAGAGATGGAATGCCTTGAATAATCGCAAACTCATTTCTAGAATTTACTGTAACCTTATCAATACGTGGTAAATAGAATGTAGCTGCGCAAGTTATAGGGGTATTTGGATCAATAATGGCTTTTCCAGTATTTGATACTATATTTCCAACAACACCTGAATTTACAGTATAGAGTATGTCTTGTCTAAAGTCTAGCACATCAGAAAGTTTAATCCCAGAGTATGTTGGTATATTATCATATGGGGTGCCAACGCTGTTGTTATTTGAACTATAAGAGTCAACATTATACATCACGAGATCACGACCAGAGACTCCGCCAAGACGGTCATAATATTCATATGTAATATCAATATTAGCATTTAATTGGCCAGAACCAATATATTGGATGCGTCCATTTGTATAGATGTTATCGCGTTGGCCGTCATCAATTAGTTTAAATGATGAGGTAATGTCTTTATTATCAGAAACCACACTTACGATGCGGATAATATCGGTATTTTTAAGAGTGTATATGCGAGACGCACCTCCAGACGCTGGTGTAACGCCACTGTCTGTAGTAGATGCCACACTCTTTGTAACTCGCGCTGCGGTACTGGCATTTATAACCTTAACTTTTGCAAGCGCACTATAAACTGCGCCTGATGACCAGTTGCTATTGCTCGGTACTATTGTAATAGTTTTTGCATTCGATGATAGCGTTGCAGTATATTCACTTTGTGTTTTAGTGGTTCCATTAACTATTAATGTAATATCACTTGTGTCAGTAAATATTTTATTATCACCAACATTAAGAGTTATATTTGGTGCAGTAGATCCGCTAAAAGTTTGTTGAACATAATATGATATATTTTGAAGAGTCTTTGTTTGTGCATATGGAAGTTCAAACAAGTTTGTACTTGATGTTGTTTCTTGTAAATTTCCGCCAGTTACATTAAACAAAAATTCATTTCCATAAATTTGATCAATGTTATCAAATCGACGTGCATTCCAATTAGCAGTTTGTGCTGTAGAATTAAACTTTACATCATATACATAACATTTAAATTCTGTAGATGACGCGCCAGTTGGTTCAAACGCCTTTATGCGACAAGTGCCAATAATGACTACATTTGCACCTTCTACTGGAGGTGTAGTAGTTGATAATGTCGTGTTGTACGCATACAGGTTATATGTATTTGTAATTGTTGAAATCGATGGAAAGGTAGAATCATTCGCATTGGCACGTTGTACATCACCAATAAAATAGTTGCCTATATTTGCACTCACACTGACATTAAACTCTCCAGTCTCAAGAGCCTTTGGAGAGGTTAAGTTTAAACTTTTATCAAGTGCTACTCGGTACCCATCAACATAAGCAGTAGATGGATCGAGAGTAACAGTAAATTTACCTCGTGCATCTTCAATTGCTGCCTTTTGCTGAGCGACAGTTTCAAATGTATATCCTATTTGATCTAGATCATCTGCCTTGTATGCACCATGTATATATGCAACCTCACTAACGCGGCCGCCATTGGTTTCATTTACTAATGCAGTGCCTGATGTTCCGTCTCCTGGTGGTAAAACTGCTACAAATTCAGAACCTACAATTGCAGGCGAAGCTGCGCCGAGAGCAACCCAATCAGTAAGAGGAGCAGTAGTGCTACCAAGATCTTGAATGCGATAGCGCCGCCCAACTACAATACAATTTGCTGGTAAATTATCGCCATCAAATGTCTCACGTATTTGTATAGAAAATGGATTTACTGTATAGTTACCAGACTCTTCGCTTGTACGCTTTGCAAGTATATCAACAATTTCCGAGTATTCTGCAGTTTCAACAACTTCTAATGGACGCGAAGAATTTATTACAAGCAGTTTTATATATGAATTTGATACATCTGCTGCATACACAGTTGATGTGATCCATTGCAATGTTAAGTCTATTGAATAACGATCGGCGCCTGGAGCACTATAGTTTGGAGTGCCATTTGCATTATCAAGTAATGTATTATCGCTTGAATAGGTGACAATATTTTCATCAATCTTTAATACTGCATAACCAGAAAGAAGTGTTTCTTCAGACGCCTTATCAATGAAAACCGTTTGACGTGGAACTGCTACAAATGATCCCTTTGTAAAAAATACACCTTCTTCACAAACAATTCCAGACGCAAACCCAATAGAAATATAAGTTAGATTTGATACTGATGGCAACTCATTTTCAGTTAAATTTAAATCTGAAGAACGCAATATTAGACTATAACCAGCGAGTGTGTCATCATCAAATTCAGTTTCGCCGGCATTTCCCGTATTGATGTATGTAAAATAAAACCTATAGATGTTTGCCTCTATTTGTCTATAACCAAGTATTTCACCACGAAGACCTGAAGCATATTCAATAGTTTTTGCAGTCTCGGCAATTTGAGCGACAGTAAATGCAGTTTCGGCAACAGATGAAACTGCAGTTGATAGGTTTAATGTAAGTGAGCGTACACTGGGCAAAAAAGAAGTCTTGCCGCCAATTACTGCAGTATCATTTTTCCAAACACTGCTGCCAAGGCGATTAACTTGATCTTGCAGTGCAGACTGCAACTGATTAAGTTCTCTTACCTGTACACTATAACCAGGTTTAAATAATACGCGAAGATAATTTTTATCGCCATTTCCAGACGCATTATAATCATCATGATATGTAGTGTTGTATGTTGTAACAGACATTAGAATTGAATAATAATCTTGATTTCTTCAGTTTGAGCACTTTGACGATTTATTTTTTTGCGATTTTCAGCAAATATAACTTCGCCGCTACGTGGTGTATACTCATTGTTATTTACTGTTAAATAATTTATAGTGTTATTATTAGGTGCTGTAAATGAACCAGTTGATGGTACCACGCCATATCCAGTAGTTGAGTTTTGGTGAAAATAAACACGATGTTGGGTGCTTCCACCAACAGAAACAGTAGAATAGTTATCAAAATACGCCTTTATTCCAGTCGTACCAAAAGTTATTAAACTACCAACTGCAGGAGTACTTGTTGGAGCAGACGCTAATGTTAGGTAACGAAGCGCGGCTAGTGTATCAATTGATGAACCTTCAGAATATTCTATATCTTTTAATACCGATATTTGACGATATGGTATATACAACCCATCATCCGAAATGTTATCAACTGCGTCTACCGCGATTCCAACATACCACGATGGTAAAGTTGCTGATGGTTTGTATGCAAATCCACGAGCAGGAGCAATATGTGGAACTATAACTGCTCCAGATCCAGTTTCAGCTGGATCAAAAATAAAATATCCATCAACTATACCTTTTGAAGACTCCGCGATATAAGAATAGTCAGCAGGCAATAGCACACTTTCAATCGCCCCAGTAGTAGAATTTATATTTACTGGGCATGTTATTGTAATTTCGGTGTCATTGATTTTTCGCGCAACAAACTGAACAGAATTTGTAGATGTATATCCACTGCCTCCAGAAGTTAATGTAAACCCATATAATAACCCTCCACCATCATTTTCAATTGCTGCTGAAATTGAATCAGCAGCAACTCCAGAAGAAATGCTAATAAATTGATCGGTATTGATATTTGCAGTTGCAGTAACTACATTATCAACAAGTATCCATATATAACCATCACTGCCATAACTAAGGGCACGATAGTCAGTGGACCCTGGAATGTTGGCAACTGCTCCGTCACCGGCCTTTAAGCATAGGTAAATTCGTCCACTTATAACTGCATAGCATGGATTAACTTCTCCTCCACCAACAAGTGTACTAGGGTAAAAACAATCAGGATCGGCTGGACTGTATGCCTTATAGCGAGCACCAGCTTTCCATTTTATTTGTGGAATTACCAGTCCGCTATTAACCGTATTAATCTTAATTAATGTAGTTAAATTTGATTTTATATCGGAATCATCTGAAGGAATTCCAAGAGGAATAGGTATAACTAAACTTGTTGACTCCTCGTCGGTTGCCCATTGTTCAGATTTACCAAGCCCAAGATAATATGTACTGTCTGCAATATTGTCTAGAAAAAATTGAGCGTTGTTTCTACGAAAGGAGTCTGTTACGATTGCTGCCATATATATTTTTATTTAATGTATTTATAACAAAATTTTAATTATTTAAAGCGAGTTGTTGGATGTAATTTATTAGTTGCTAGTAGTAAATGAATATTTTTATATTTTTACGTAATAGCCTAATAGCCTAATATTTGTACTATATTCTGGTGTAGATGTTGGAGCGGTTGAAGCTTTATTATCAGTTAAAAAATATTTGAATTGTTGGTTAGTTTCATCTATATACAATGGGAATGTCGCACTGCCTTCTGCTTCAAATCCTCCTGTAGATGTACCCATAGAATCTAATGAAATTCTAGTAAATGATGTATTAATAGCGTTGTATTGCGCTTGTGTAATATTCTGTGCAGTTGTACTCGTAGATGGTACAACTGCACTATTTTGTTCACTCGACTTATAATAGTTTGCGCGTATTTCATTATTTGCAAATGTGTTGCAATTTACAATAGCTTGGAGAAGTACACCAACAGTATTTGTTGGGCAATTTGGAACTGTTACTGTCTGTATGCCTGACCACCAAGGATCTGTACTTAATGTTCCGTTAGCAGAATAACCTATTAAAAAACTATTACTATTTGAAAGCGTACTATAGTTTGCTGGCACAAATACAGGTGCCGACTGTGATAACGCTGATACTTTACCATCAGAGTCTGACACCAATACTCTCGATGCCGTCAAGTTTTCAGTATCAATAGTAGTTGCAGCTCCTGTTATTGTTGCTTGTTTGCCATTTAGTTGGCTTTGAATACCACTAGTAACACCACTTAGACGTCCTATTTCAGCACTAGTAACAGATCCTATAGAGGTTGTATCAGGTAACACCACGTTACCAGAGAAATTTGGGCTTGCAAGGTTTGCCTTAAGGTTTAATGCGGTCTGTGTCGCCGTAGATACCGGTTTATCAGCATCACTCGTATTATTAACATTGCTGAGCCCAATCATGCTCTTTGTAATGCCACCTACTGTTCCAGTAAAGGTTGGATTTGCAAGGTTTGCCTTAAGATCCAACTGTCCTTGAATACCACTAGTAACTCCACTTAGACGTCCTATTTCAGCACTATTAACCGGTCCTATAGAGGTTGTGGTTGGTAGCACCACATTTCCATCAAATGTAGGAGAATTAAGATTTGCCTTTGTTGATAAGGCAGTTACCATTACAGGTGGCACACTCGAAATCAAATTTGCTAGTTGATTTGCTGCATTAGACGCAGTAATCTTTCTATTTGTCCCTGCAGGACTCATTGTTAGATCATCAACATCAATGATTTGAATGAGATCATTACTCGTAATAGTCGTTGATGTATCTAGGTCTGTAATTTTAACTGGCATATTTTATATTTATTAGAATTTTATGCAATACAGCATTGCAATGTTTTTGGGGCGGGTTTCTGTACCTCCTGTGCTGTCAGAATTTGCAGAACCTCTTCCAACGAGTCCACCACCGCTTCCTTGATAACCACCAACTAATACGATGTTATTAACAGGGTGCGTGTGAGCCTTGAAATCATCCTCTTGTTTTGCTCCAAATGCGCCAGATCCAGCAGCAGTTCCAAATCCTCTTACAAAATAACCGCGTAGGTCTGGAAGATTGAAGGTTGTACTATTATCTCCTGCACCATATGTTGTGTCAATAGCTTCAAAAAGTGCTGGATAACCAGAAACCCCTGCTCGCTTAACTGCCTGACCGTTACATACAAGCCAACCAGTTGGTGCAGAGTTCATTGCAAAAGCCATAACTGCTCCCGCTGGAACAAAGCTAATTGTAGTGCCACCAACAGTAGTTGTGCTTGGTAGTGCTACATTTCCAGAGAAATTTGGGCTTGCAAGATTGGCCTTTTGGTCCAATGCTTGTTGCTGCAGTAAACTCACTGGTTTGTTAGAGTCACTCGTATTGTCTACATTGCCCAGGCCAACCATGCTCTTTGTAATGCCGCCTACTGTTCCAGAGAAATTTGGATTTAAAATATTTGCTTTAAGGTTTAATGCAGTCGCAGTCGCTGTTGATACTGGTTTATCAGCATCGCTCGTATTATCAACATTGCCCAGGCCAACTGCTGACTTTGATAGTCCACTTACTGCAGAAGAAAATTGGGTAAAGACTATTGGATCATTGCCAACTACAGCAACATCACTTGTTACGACCCATGAACTACCTTTAAGAGTATTGCCACCATTTACAAGTACATAACCATCATTAATTTCTAGCAGAGTGTCAAAATCAGTTGCACGTGTCGGGGACCCTGTTGTCTGAACTACATAGATTCCATTTTGAGCAGGTGCGTTTTGATCTTTTAGGAGTACACGATTGCCAGATGCAAGGGTCACTCCATCCATACTAGACGATGGAGTTATGTTTGATAGTGTAAAATTTCCAGTAGATGCAGCAACAACTGGAATTGCAATTTTTAAACCGGCACTATTAAAGTTTTCAAGTGATACTTTTTTAGCAAGCTCATCTTGTATAACTTGTGGTATTGTTGTAGTCAGACGAGAGAGTCCATTTGCAAGTGTGCTTGCTTTAATCTTACGATTTGTACCAGTTGGATATGTCGACGAAGTCTGCTCAATATTAATTATTTGTAAGAGGTCATTTGACGTTACATCTGTGTCAGCTGTTAGTTCGCTTAACTGTGAAATTTTTATGGTAGCCATATACGATATTTATATAGAATTATATTGTGTTGCGGACAACTCTAAATCCTATGTCAGTATTCGTAACAATGGGACCGCCAGCCGTACGTACTGCAACACGACTGTAATTAGGACCATCATTAGACGTCCAACTACCGCCACGTAATACACGAATTGTACCTGAAGTAGGTCCACGTGGATTGGTCTGACTGCCTGTCGCGTATGCCCCAATCCAATCCCAACACCACTCCGATACATTTCCTGCCATGTCATACAAGCCGTAGCCATTGGCGGCAAAGGCTCCAATGGGCGAAGTGTAGATCGATCCTGTCGAATAGGTCGGATGGAAATTGTTCACTGAGCCGCTGGAGTCGTAGCTGTAGCTACTGTTTGCATAATAATTCGCTTGGCTGTGGCTGATCGTGTCGCCCCAAGGAAAACGCTTACCACTCAAGCCTCCACGCGCCGCCTTTTCCCATTCTGCCTCTGTCGGCAGACGGTAGCCATTCACACTCCAATTTACTTGCGCATTAGTCACATCTACATTACCAGTTTTATAGATCGTGGTCTGCGCGTCGTTGGTATAATACACGGGCGTGAGCCCCTCCTTCTCGCTACGGGCATTGCACCACTTCACCATCTGGTACCAAGTAATCGACTGCACGGGATGGTTGTTGGCCTTGCCGCTGCCTGCAGCGAGATCTGTGTAACCATTGTTCAAGCCCCAAGTGCGCACCTCGTCCCACTCAGCCTTAGTCACTTCATATTTGCCCATATAGAAAGCATCCAAGGTCACTGTGCGGATTGGAGCATTAAGCATGCCATCCAACGAGTCCCCCATCGTGAAGGCCCCCTGTGGAATGAAAGCCCACGCATTTGCTCCTCCATTACCTCCGTTATTACGTCGACGGCGCTTTCTTTTAATTGCAGAAAATAACATATCAAATAAAGTCCCAAGTATTGCTACTTATATTTTTTATCGCACACACTTCACCAGCAAGCACAGTTGCGGCATCATTATTATTAACTGTAACACCATTTGCTGCAGTTAGCGTCAATGAACCTGCTCCAGTGTTGCGTCTAAATGTAATTGTAGTTCCTACTGGAGCTGACGATAAAACAGGTAGTGTAATAGTTATAGCGCCCGCATTTGAAAGACGCACATATTTATTATAATGAGTGCTGCTAAGAGTCAGCGTAGATGTGGATATTTCTAATATGTTGTTATAACTATTAATTATTTCAGATTGCACAAAGGCTGTCGTAGCAATTTGTGTGGTATTTGTGCCAGCGCTCGCCGTCGTTGATAGCGGAGTCCCTGTAAAGGTAGGACTGCTAAACATCGTGCCCTTGCTTTCATTTGTGACAGCGCCCAGTCCTACCATAGTTGCTGTAATACCAGCTACAGTTCCAGTAAATGTTGGACTTGCGAGGTTCGCTTTTAAGTTTAATGCTGTTTGCGTTGCAGTTGAAACAGGTTTGCTTGCATCACTTGTATTGTCTACATTGCTGAGCCCAACCATAGTGGCGGTAATACCAGACACCGTTCCAGTGAATGTAGGAGACTCACGGGGCGCTTTAGAGTTTAACTGTGTTTGAACGCTAGACGTTATTCCACTGAGGTAACCTATTTCTGTACTAGTTAGACCGCCAAAAGTAAAACCATCAAGTTGAGATTGTATATTATCTCTCAATCCTGACAAAAAGCTTATTTCAGTACCAGTCACACTGCCAATAGTCGTAGTGGCTGGCAGTGTGACATTACCAGTAAATGTGGGGTTTGTTTGAATCTTGGCACTGCTCAATGCACCATCACTAAGTCCGTCAAACAATGAATCTGCAAGATCACCTATAGATATAATTGCATTACTGCCATTTTCTGACATAAGTGGGTTAGAGGCGTCAATAATTGGTACAGAATCATTTGCTGCCGCCGCAGTTACAACTTCTAATTGTGAAAATTTAATATCTGGCATATCTATTATTTATATTGTTATTGTTATTGCTGCACTTGTAACTAATATTGGACCATCATTGTTACCACGTCGTATTGAAATTGTAAATGTAACAGGTAATTCAGGATTTGTGTCTAAAATTGGTATAAATCTAAAATATCCAGAATTGTTTTTAACTACAAAACTTCCACCAGTTGATAAAATATTATTTCCGTCTACAGTATAATATAATTCTGTATTGTCTCGTATAAATGCAGTGTTAATATAGAATCGTATAGATTGTCCTGCAATCAGCGTAGACTTATTTGACGTGATTGACGCGGATTGTATATGTGTTTGTCCCTCGGTCTTAAACACACTTTCTTCGTTTTCAGTTATAAATGTATTATCATCTTGACTTTCAAATGGATATCTATATATCAATGCCTCTTTGTCTTCAAGAGTACTATTCATATAGGTTTCCATAGTTATATCAAAAGATTCGACGACTGCTTCATCATATTCTGGGTCCGTGTCTTCATATGTTGGGTCAAGTTGAATTAATTCACTATAAAACCATGGATAGTATGAAAGATCGAGTACTTTAAATGTTATAAAACTTGATATATTACTAAACAGTCGATCAGCATTTGGTGTGTATGGCGCACTTGCCTGAGCAATAGTCTTGTGTGAAAAGCCAGAGACTAGTTCGTTTGGATCAAAGAATTTTATCCAACGTTGATAGTCTTCATAGACTACCTTGTCTCTGTAATTGGCATTAATTGCAAATATGCGAAGGGCAAGTTGAACCATACGTACTAGAGACTCCGGCGCGTTGCGATCTAGCAGTCTTGTAAGTATAATTGTTAGCAGTCTTTCGTTTGCTGTCAACCAACCTGGTTGACTACGAGGGCTATGATAGCCGAGTACTGGAGGATGATATGCATTTAGCCATGAATAACTTTCCTGTGGTTTGCGAACGACATAGTCAATAATATCGTACCATTCACTACGAGCAATAAATTCAAAGATTATAGCACTAAATAGTTTTAACCCAGAAGGGTGTACAAACCGCAAATAATCATCACCCCACTCATCATATGGTAACTCACTTTTGATTTCATATGAATAATTTTGCCAATAATAACCGTCATGCAACTTATATAGATTAGAAGCAAATGATTTGTTATCAGAATATGTCCATACATCTTCATCACTTGGAATTACACTCCATAGAATTGGATCCAGGTCTTCACAGCGATAAATTGTTGGGGTTGGATCATCTTCTAATGAATGTATAAGGTCACCAATTTTAGATGTATATTCTGGGCTTGCCGTTACGCTAAATATATGAGCATACTCGACATTTGAAGTGTTAACTGCATATGTTGAGCCGCCCGCTTCTTCTGTGACAATACCATTGTCTTCAGGAGGCAGTCCTTTTTGAGTTAATATATAATTTGCCGTGCCCTCTTCAGTCTCTAAACCAAAAACTGAAATGTCTATACTATCATCACCAAGAGTAATTATTTTTTCAGTAATTATTTCGTTGTTTGTAATAGACTCATCAACTAAAACTTTACCAGACTCATCAAGTATTTCTTCTGTGTCTGTAGATGGAACTATGGGAGTTATAGTTAACCTACTATACTCTATATTTTGTGTGTCTATTGTACCATCATCTTCGGTATATTCAATGTTGCGCGCAAAGACGTCCCAAGTTGCTTCATCTGGCCAAGGCGTGTCATTTGTGCTGTATAACTCAAATTCATCCTTATAGCGATAGACCCAACGATAAACAGGATCTGCTCCTTCAGTGGCAACATTAACTTTTTGTATATATGGCAGATTAAATGACTTTTCTACTCTGCCATAAGTCCAAAGATCTTCTGAAAAAGCACTTAACGTAACAGTATACGGTCCGGGATTTGAACTTGGAAATGGTCCAATCCTATAGTCAGAAACTACTAATAGTGTATTTTTATTTGGGTTTGTGCGTGATGTACGTAATGATGGTATGTCAATTGGGGCCCAACGACCGCTGCCGCCTGACAAGTCAAATAGGTAATTTTTAGGGTAAAATATGCTTACAATTTCGTCAAAGAAAAGTTTGAAAAATGTGTGTATGCTGTCTTCCGAACCGCGTGTATGATAATATTGTATAATAACGCGATAGAGAGTGACTTTATCAAGCACACGAGAATTTGGAATATTGCGTGCAATTAGGCTTTGTATTTGGGTTAGATATTTATCGGATACAATATCAATATCTTTTTCGCGAGTAATGGCAGCAATTTCATTTGACGGCAAACCAGTACGATTTAGGTGCTCATAATAGCGCTCAATAAAATTGATAAGATTGCTCGCAGACTCTTTTAAAGAATCTGGATACAAACTTTCGGTTTGTATTGATTCTATATTACGCGGGCGCGAATTTGCTATACTTAAAAGCATACTTAACGGTCTCTACTAAATGTATTATATTGCACTGAACGATTTGAACCACCAACGGCAATTAGGTCAACTTCGCCATAAACATTTAGGCGTGTTGTATCAATGCGCATAAGTTGATTGCGTTTAGGCGCAAGGTCATTTGATAGTGGTATTACGTCTATTATCATTGTGGTGTCAGTGTCAGCGAGTAGCGGTTCTATTTCCATTACTCCTGTACTCAGTGTAAGCGTACCAACATTTTTATTACGAATAATTGGTTTATCATTGGCATCATAATAATAGACATACAGCAAGCGTATGTCAGACAGTGTTGGATGTGCTTCCTCACCAATATAATATGTAACTCCATCATAATCCCAACCAGTAGAATTTACAATGGCAATATTATCATCAACTGTTAATGATGTGCCAAATTTTATTGTTATTTTTTGTGGTTGCCCACTAACTAACGTAAAACTTTTAGAGATAAACACTCGTATAAGTGAATTTAATATTGCAGGACTTGTTCCATCAACAGTCTTTGATAAAAATGAATGACGAAACACACCATCAAAAGATTCCAAATATTGACTATTAAATGCGCCTATACTTTCTTTAACCTTTGTTTCAAGTTGTGTTTTTGTGTGCGTAGTCAGGTTACGGTTATACTTAAAGAGTACATCAAGCACAATATCAACATATTCAGGATCAACTATTTCAGGAAATATTGAGAGTACTTTTTTATCACTTAAATATGTCAGCAATCCTTGTTTTTCATTTGGCATTAAAACTGATGAAGAATCCGATTTTTTTGCAGATATAAAAACTTTACCATATTGTGGTGGATCATTATCTTCGCCTCCCCACACAGCTACGGATTTTACATTTGTTAAATAACTATGCACCAATGTTTTGTAGTCATCAGCAGTCACTGCACGATTTTGTGAAACATATTGAAGTGGCGCATTATATTTTATACTACTAATAGACTCACGATCTGACCCGCCAACCGCACGTGCAACTGTATTTAAACTAACTCGAGTTAGTTGAGTTGAATCAAAAAAATCAGAGTATGAAAAAATATTTGAAGAGTTTGCACCAGCGCCATCAGTAACCAAATATGTTAACTCTAAAACGTTTAAGTTATCTGGTTTTTTGCCAAATATACCATCACCAAATGATATTACATAGTTGCCATTATAGTTTTCGTATAAGAAATAAATTGGTGTCGTGTCATCAACACTATTAATATCTGTAAATAAAGAATATACTTCGTTAATTTCTGACCGTCCAGTTTGATATACCGCTACTTTTAACGTGCTTGTATCAATATTTTTATCGTCTATAATATATTCGTTATTACTTTGTGTAGAATTTATTTGAATTCTCTTTTTAATGAATGTACCTTGATATATGTCAATGTTATTTGCTACCAAGTCTCCACTAGAATTTTTTGTGCAGACAATATCATTTAAATTTGTAAATTTATAGGTTTGACTTTTTGAAAGGTCTGTTATATTTGATGAAAAAGTTGAACCCACTGGAAAAACATATTCATTTAATAATGTATTTCTTGGCGTTACAGTTACGTTTATTTGTGCCTTTGCAGAGGCATAACTGCGTGGGGTATATCCAATTAACTTTGCGGCAGACACCACGTTTTGTCGTAACTGTGCAGTATCAATAAAACTTTCATTGACTGCCATGTGCGCGAGTAATGCATTGTAATGTGTGTTATGCGAGAGCACATCAAGCAACATATTTAATCCAGACCCAGCATAATCCCAGTCTTTAAACGGACTGTCTCCAGCCTTGAAATATTCTATTAGATTAGCCTTGATTTGATCAAAATCTAATTCTGTAACATTTACTGATTGTGTAGGAATTTCCATTATCGTACTCGTGTTAAATATATTACAATTTCAGCAGTTGAATTGTATGATGCTTGAAAAGTTATGCCCACCCGATATGCATTTTGATCAGACTCGTCCACTACAGTCACTTCATAGTCGCTTATACGTGGTTCATAGAGGTCAATCATCTGTTCTATTTTTGCCTTTAGCTCATATTCTGTAAACATGTTTGCATTTTCAAACAGCAAAGCACGAATGTCCGAAGCAATTTCTGGTTGAAACAGCCGATCATATTGATTTGTTAGCAACAAATTTTTTAAACTTTGACGTATTGAATCAATATCAAGAATTGGACGTATGTCATTATAAATTGGGTGTATGGCAAAACTATTGTCTATATCGGAATATAAATTTTTTCTAGCCACATTCGATGACCTAGAATCATTATAGTCCGATAGCGTTTTACTCATATTTCTATTTATATAATTTATAATACGCGGTAAATTATACAAACATTATGATCTAATCAACGAACTGAGAGACGAACTGGCAGATGATATAAGTGATGAAATTCCATCAGTAGAAGAACCTGAACTTGAAGTGGTTGCTGATCCAGCTGCGGCAGCTTTTGCGTTTGCTGGATTGTTGCGTATCGCATCTACATTATTTTCCATTTCTGATTTTATTCTATTAACCCGATCATTATATTCTTTAATCGTCTCTTTTGACCAAAATGGATTTTTCTTAAGCATCTCTTTCGCACCAAAATTAAATTCATTTCTAAGTGCAGTTATGGAGAATCCAGTTTCACCCATTGCAAAACTTGTAATTGAACTTAATCCTGCAGTAACTCCGTCAATTGTATTTGCAATTGAACCAAGTCCGGCATTTAATGAGTCTACAGAAAAGCCTGAAGTTTTAGTTGTGCCACTCGTCGTTGCTGTCGTAGAGGTAGAGTCTGGATAGACACTTGATAATATGCTTGTGGCTTCACCCAATACATTATATACTGAACTTAATGCATCAGAAGTCGATCCATTTAAAAGACCAACCGGTGTTCCTGTTTCAGCAATACGGTCATGATAGTTGTATGCAAGTTCATGAACTGCAGTGAGCATTGAAACATATTCTTGTACGCCAACTGTATTGCCCTCATCAGACATTTTTTTAAGTTTATCAGTGTCTTTATTTAGAGCATCACGCAATTGAAATTGAAAAAAGTCATATTTTGCTTTTGCTTCACTTGGCTGTCGTGATGTAGCAGGAATAAACTTTGTAACTGCAGTTGGAGTTTTTGTGTTGTCTGCCTTTATAAGTGTAGCAATTGGATTTCCACTTATATCAAGATTACAAATATCAACAAGTCCGTTTGCGACATCCTTAACAAATTGACCGACATCACCAGTCATGCCTGGAAAACTTTCTTGTATCGCAGCAATTTGCTCATTTGCTAATTTGCCTAATGCATCATATGCACCGCTAGTTTCAAGTACCATATTTAATGCCGCCCATGGGTTTTCTTTAACAAACTCGATGAGCGCCATTATTTTTTTCACCATCTCTATCAACTCCATTATTGAAGTTAATAGTTTTATAATGCCTAACCCTGGTATATAACTTAAAACAAATGCTGCTATTTTAGCAGCTGCAAATATCATTAAACGTTGAGGTAAACTTTGCGCGCACTCTGCAAGCGTTTTTATTGTGCCCAAGCCCTGTATGTCAGCTTTGTCAAGTATTGTTAATATTCCAGTCTCAACAAATTCTTTTTTCGTCATCGCATTTGATGATGACGCATAACTTGAATTACTTAAACTGCTACTACTGCTTATTCCGCCTAAAGCTCCTTCATAAATATTTCCATTTCCAGTATCAGAAGTTGCTTCATTAAATATATCAACCTTTTCCTGATATTCTGCTGCTGCAGTCTCTGCCTCAATATTTGTTAAGTTGCGAATCGTATATGTACTTGTAGCACTGCCAACATAATTAAAATCAGTACATTCATATTCAATTGTATAGACTCCTATTTCAATTGGCGCTGAAAGAGGTGCAACTAGTTTTTCTCCAAAATATTTTACTCTAACTGGTATGTTTATTGGGTTATTTGGATCAGGAGATTCTATTAATTTTGGAATTGTTTCAAATTCTGGTCCTTTAGGCTTTCCGTCATAAGCACGTTCATCTTCTAAAACCACTATTTCAAACGGGAGTGGCAATATAGTTAAATATTTACTGGGGTCTTTTAGCGATTCAACTTGTGATCTATAAGATTGGCCATACCAAGGTGGTATGTTTGTTGGAACTGGTTTATGATATTCCGTAGTAAACCACCCTTTGCACGTTGGATCGCCTTTTAGTGTAGTAACTATAGTATAGTCATAGCGACCTACATTTTTTGGTATACTTGATATGTAAGGTATTCCACTATCATGAGTTACCTGCATATCAACCTGAGAAAATGGTATTTGTATTAAATCTAAACCAAAGGCATTTTGATCAAATAGACCGCTCGCTAAATTAAAAAATCCACTATTAGATCTTATTTTTACAGTACCAGTTCCATTTGTAGTAAAATCAACTAGTGTGTTATTTAATGATAATTTAAATTCGCCTAAATCATAAGTAATAAGTCCACCGTCATCCGAAGGGATTAACACTACATCATATAATACATTAACTGTAAGTCCAGTAGTATTGTTTATTGTTGCAAATGAAATTTTATCTCCACTTTCAAATCCATGCATAGGGAGAATCACATTATTATTTACCGCATTAAATACAACCTCTTGTGTTATTTGATATACCCCGTTGACAAAATTTTGAGCATTAAAATCTGTGCCATTATATGTCACAGTGACTCCACCTGGGTTGCTACCATTATCATCATCGACGCTAAGGTATAAAAAGCTTAAATCTATTAGTGTTGACATATTATTATCCTATTCCTGGGGCAGTTGGGGCAGGTGCATTGCCAGTACCATCACCTAGATGCATGTGAGTAGCTAAACCAGTAGTTCCTCCTAAAGCGCGAACATCACCAGCAGCAATTAGTGCTCCGCCAAGTACATTTACAAGTGGTGTTGTCATATTTGTTACAGTTGAATACATCATAGTTGGTCCAAGTGATGTTAGAGTTAACATTGATACACCATCAATTGCTGCAGTCATGCCCCCAATTGTAGCTGCACCAGCTGGAGCGGTCATGCTTGCTCCAAGTAATGCTGTTGTACTACTTGAACCGGTGTATATTCCAGTATATCCTCCAGCTACAGTCTCTTCAATACTGCCAACTACCATGTTTTTTATACCGCCACCTCGTACTGTATTGTTTACTCCGTTGCCAACTATGCTGTCCTTTTTACCAACAATATTTTCTGCCTTGTCACCAAGCACTTCATTTTTGTATGCGGCACCAACTTTTAAACGATACTCGCCCTTAACGGTTTGGTTCATATTGCCATTTACTTCAACATTATAGTTGCCGTTCACAGTTAAATTTGCAGAACCGTTTACTGTAATATTTGCATCACCCATAATTGTTACAAAATCTTCTCCACAAATTGTAGTATATCGATTTGAGACAACCATTACAGATAGCTTACCTTCAGCGTCTATAATACGTGATGTTCCAGACTTATGTTTTTCATGTATACGTTCATTGCCTAATGTATCATCAATTTCAAAAATATGCCCCGAGCGAGTCTGCGTCACATTATTGTATGGATACACAGATTGATCTGTGGGAAACGGATGATTAAAGGTGTTGTTTGCCATATTTTATATATTATCTAATTATTTATTTAATTTAATGTTAGATTCTGAAGTTTTATCTGAAGTTGTAGAGTCAGTATCTAATGCACTACAATTTGCAGGTTGAGCTATGGGAGAATTAACTACATATTGTGAAATATTTTTGTCTATATTATTTGTAATATATGAATATGTACTGCTTGAAGCCAGCGGCACACCATCAGGAAACAAATTTGGCATTGTAATTGGCATAATTTTAACTATCAAAAAAGTAAAAACTTACAACATAATTACCATCAACAGCATTTCGATATTTTCCGTCTGATCCTTTAAGTATTTTAACACCAACTGCTTCAGCTGTTGCAACTGACATTTCACTTCGGGTTTGTGTTGGACCGCGATCTCCAGCTATTGCCCATGTTGCTTGTTTAGTTGTATGGTTATAAACATACACTTTACTACCCATTTTAAAATTATTATAATCTTGTCTATTAACTACAACAAATTTTGTAGTGTCACCATTTAAATATTGCCCACCAATTTTATATGCCGTTGCTGGTATATGCGTATCACCTGGCGGATAATAACCAGTACCATCAAAAACTATTGCAGGCGGGCCTGTTCTTTTTCCTATCCATCCAGCAGGTACACCAATTGGAGTACTTTCAGGTGATAATGTCATTGGCGTTGCTACGTCAGTACCGCCAAATGCACCTTTCCATCTCAACACATAGTTAAATCCGCCCTTTTTATCCCGCACCATCACTGATCGATTTTTACCAGTGTTGCCTTCAACCGAAGTATAGCCGCCGGTAATTGAACCACCTTTACTTACCAATCCTATATGATCTTGTGCAGCGTCCCTAATTAAAATATCGCCAGCATACAACACTTTAGGATTAGCAATTTTAATTACATACTTACCACCTTTTCCATTTGGCCATTTTAACCATTCGGCAACTGCATTTGGATTAGCCGGTAAATCTGATGTTGGTATTGCTCCTGTTTGTTTTATACACCATGTTAAAAATGCTGCGCACCAAGCGTCATTAACGCCATATTTACTACGACCTGCGCTATTGCTTGTGCCATTTTCTCCTACTGCTATTCGTACTAAATTATTAATAAAGGCGCTTGTACTTGTACTTGTATTATTCTGTTGAGCAGCTATATCATCTCCATCAAGTGCCGAAGTATTTGCTGCTCCTGCAGAAGGTGAACCTTCTGTGTATTGTGAGGTGTTTGTCGCGCTCGAATAGGCTGCGCCTACTGAAGAACTGCTAGCGTCTGCTGGTATGCTTGTGCCGTTTAATGATTCAACTCCAGGAATACTACCAAGTATTACTGGGTCCTGTTGATCAGCATCTCTAAAAAAGCCAAACACCCAACTACCAGCCATTAGTCCAGTTGGACTTGTGCCAGTACCAGCACTACTAGCACTTGTAAGTGGCATGAGTGGAGTTGCCCATGGTAAATTTTCACTAGGCACGCTATTAACATCATCAAGTTCATGATATTCATAGCACCGAACTTGCACACGTCCTGCATTTAGCGGGTCTGCAATATTTTCTACTATGCCAATAAACCAATGATCAATTTTCATTTTATAACGTATTTATTACTATAGATCTAGTGGTGGCAATACATCAATTGCATCGGCTTCTGGAGTTCCTGGCAGCGGTGGTAAAAGACTAGGTTCCTCATCTCCTCCAACTGGACTGCGATTTCCAATATCACTGGCATTTGTAGTATTATTAAGAAACTCATCATATTGAACATCTATGCCAGTAACAGTTTTTGTAGGTGATGGATTTGTGCCAGACGGCCCAATGGCATTTGCATTGGTTGAGCGTGTTGTTGAACTCACACTATTAGATGACGTGTTTCCGCCGCTAGACACTGAATTTGGAACAATTCCTCCAATACTATTAATTATTACTAGATCTTGTAAGTCAGCATCTCTAAAAAATCCAAACACCCAACTACCAACACGTAACCCAGTTGAACTTGTGCCAATTCCTCTCAGACTTGCGCTTGTAAGCGGCATAATTGGCATTGCCCATGGTAAATTTTCACTTGGCAATATTATATTGTTTTGTTCATGATATTCAAAACAACGAATCTGTACGCGACCTGCATTTAATGGGTCTGCAATATTTTCTACGACTCCAGTAAACCAATGTTCAATTTTCATCGTAAATTACCCTAAAGGTTGCGTTGGAGGGTTTGGTATTAAAGATGGTTCTGGATTTTGTATTGGCGGTGATACAGAAGGAAATGGACTTTTTGTTGCTGGCAATGGTATCGGAGTTGGAGTACTCTGAGGTTTATTAAACTCATTTAATAATTTATTTGGTGAAGCATTAGTTTGTGGCGCAGGTGTGTTGGTTGCAGGGGCAGTTGAGTCAACACTATTTGATGCAACTTCAGATGGAGACACAGTTGAAGGGACATATGTGCCGCCACTTAAAATCCCAACTCCTCCAAGACGAACTAACTTTAATTTGTTTGTATAAATACCGTTTGAAAAAACATGGGCAGCAACTGTAATCATAAATGTGCCTGACACCACAGGATCTTCTACATATTCAGTTCTATCTCGTAAAGCCTTTGGTACTTCCAAATCTATTTTTACACCTGGGTTTAGTGCACTATCTCCATATACTACAATTTCATGATTTATTTCATTTAATCGGGCAATAAATGCATTCCCCTTTGATATGTTAGGATATAGCGCAGCAGTAACCGAATTACCTTTGCCATCTGGGTTTATTGCAGTATTAATTTGAATGCTTGCAATATTTGCAGAAGATATTTCATGCATTGGCTTAGTTTCTTCTACGCCTTCTCGATTTTTTATTTTATATTTTTGTGGTGTCCAATCTTTAGTTGCTTTAGTTTTAAAATCTAAAGTATAATATGCCTTTGATGCATAGTCAGTTACGTTTAATCGACTAGCGTATGCTCCAGCATTGGCAGAAGCAAGTCTATCAAATTTTATATTTGATGACATACTAAGTATGCGAGACCGTTCTTCCTTTGTGTGTTCTGCAGTACCTGGTGTTTTTTCTGATTGTTGACGATATCTAAATGAATTTTTAGGTTTTTTATACAAAACTGGTGCATTATTTAAACTTTTCCAAGAAGACAGGTATACTTTGCCTTGCTGCGTTACGTCACTATAAAGAAAAAATGGAGAGCCGTCTTCTTCAAAACAGCGTGAACGTAACCATTCTGCTGCTTTTAATGGTCGTTGAATGTTTATAATACCTTCAAATTTGGTTGAGACATCTCCGTCAACTGCAAACTCCTTTAGACTCAAATCATCTATAAAAATAGTTTCAATATTTTGAGCAACCGTTTTTTCCTTATCAACTGGTCGGCAAATATTCATTAGACTACTACGATACGCAAATTCTGAAATTGCGACGAGCGAGTATATTTGAGTATTTGGAAAATCAAGGGTTTTTGTATAATTTACATACTCTTTTACATAAAATGTTTGTATTATTGCCTTTCCAATATTTACAGGATCTATTTCAACTTCAATAATTTCTTGACCACATATATCAAATGTATCAATGAAATTTTCATTATCTCGTATAGTTGCTGTAAATGTAACTACCGGTGAAAATAATTCAGTCGTTATAGTAAATGAATCAACTAGGTTGAGGGCTTTTAAATCTTTAGTTTTGCCCTTTGAATTTATCATGACCATTTTGACAACTTTAAAGGCGCCAGGTGTCTTTACGCCAGAATTATCTCCAGCATAGCCAGTCTTTGGTGTATTGATCGCCGGATTGTTTGCATTAGACGTAGTTGCCATAATCAAAGAGTATCATTTAAAACATTAAAATATTCGTCTGCAAAATCAGAGATAAAATCTGGGCGTATGACTTGTATAACTCGTTTACTTTCGTTTATTTCATTTTCATACTCATAAAATGATTTGTATTTTGGAATAACTACATTCTCGTCAGTTAAAATATCATATGCAGAACGTATGACGCCAATTGGATCAACATATTCATATGCAGCATTGGCATAGTTGCTCCATCGGTATTGTGGGTCTGCCACGTTTAGCGTTTTCGTAGACACATATTGTTCTTTTGTAGTGTTTGCTTCGATATGTTCAGCATATCCAATCTGATCATATTTTATAATATTAGAATATACTGCATCTATCCACGTTTGTTTATGATTATCTGGCATAGAGTCATAACTCAAACTATCATAAGTAATTTTATAACTAAAATTTGTGTTTTCTATAAATGTTTCTGCTGATATTTTTATTTTTTCAGTTGATTTAATTATCAAATATGTTGAATACTTGTCTGGGGTAATTGTCCAGTTTGTTGAAAGAGTAAGAGTATTAGTATTATTAGATAAAATTGTTCTCGCTTGGCCAACTCCGGTACCACTAATAATTTTTATTTGACTATTACTCCATTGGTCGGGTACCCATTTTTTTGACAAATCAACTAAACTATTTTTAGTTGAACTGGTTGGTGTTCCAAATGTTTCAATTTCATATATTGAAGACAAGTCTGGAGTAATTGTCCAGTTTTCTGAAACTGTTATTGTAGTAGCAGTATTAGATGAAATTGTTCTCACTTGCCCAACACCTGTGCCAGAAGTAATTCTTATTTGGTTATTACTCCATTGATTGGTTACCCAATTTTTTGATGAATTTGTTAAACTGTTTGTAGTTGCTTTAGTTATTATTCCAAATGTTTCAACTTTATGACAATCATATATGACTAATTGTTGGCGACCGCTGTCATACTGCGCTATGCTTGAACGATACTCACGATCTTGAGAAACAAATTTTAAGTATGGCAAATATTTTTCATCAAGCGGTATGCATGACATGTCTAGTTTACCTCGGCCATTTAGATCAACTGTTGGATCAACAACAGGGACAATTGATAGTGCAGAATATTTACCATATTCACTCTCAATCATCTTTGTAAAATTTCTATAAGATAGCGGCCAAGATGACGCGTAACCGTCACGTAAAAAATTATTTATTATAAAAAATGTCCAATAATATTGTACATCATCATAAAGTTTATGTGATACTATATCGGGTCTTTCTCCGTCTTCTATTTCATAATATGTGTATAGCGCATTATCGTCCTGTATCTTATTTGTGTTTAATACTACAGAACGAGAGATATCAGTTAATTCAAATATAGACCCATCAGAAACCAGGTCATAATTTACTTTTGGATATTTTGCAAAAAAGTTTGGCATATATTATTTAGGTATTGTGTCGTATGTATACGCCTTTGTTTCCATAAAGGACACCTGTATAGTTGTTTCAAGCGGCGAACCGTCATCTCTCCACATATTTGTAGATCCATTGTATGTAGTATTTACTTCAGTTAAATATGTCTCTCCAATCTTTGGTAAATGGCTGTTTTGTGGAAATCTTATTTTCCATTTTGGGGGATATTTTAATTGAAAACCAATTGATTCTGGATATAATCCTTCTCTAAAGGTCTTTACTATATTTTTTATTTTAGTACTTTCACTAGATGTTCGTGGTATGAGTTGAAACTGAAATGAAAATACGCGTGTATTTGTAGATGTAAATTCAGTTGTTATATTTTTATTTACCGTTGTTCCAGTGCCTATACTTATTGCGCTTTGTAAGCCTTCATTTGCTCCAGTCATTGTAGTTATCCCTTGTACTAAAGTACCTATCGATGCTCCACTATATTCAGATTTTTTATTTAAAAATTCATTAGCCAGTGCACTTTTTACTGATTCACCACTAAGACCCTGACTAGACACTGTTGATGCAATATTAGCTAAACTACCCCCTAAAAATCCGAGCTCAGTATTGTTGTATGTAGCACCATCACTAAACTGTAGCGATCCTGGAATCGGCAGTGCTATAACTTGGCTGTTTCGTGCGGTGCACTGAAAAAACACGTATGGACGTTTTGTGTTTGCGTCTTCTGGAAAATTAAGTGCCATATAAGTATTTATATGAAACGTGGGCAGTATTATAGTGGTAAGTATCGGCCAATACATCCAGGAAAATATGACGGTGACTATACTGCAATATGTTACCGATCACTTTGGGAACGTCAAGTATTTAAATGGTGTGATGAGAATGCTAACGTTGTGAAATGGAGCAGTGAAGAAACAATTGTGCCCTATCGATGTAAAACTGATAATAAATTACATCGATATTTCGTAGACTTAAAAATACAATTTAAAACTGGTCAAACATATCTCATCGAGATAAAGCCGAAGAAGCAAACTCAGGAACCAAAGGTGCGCACTCGAAAAACAAAGGCATACATTACTGAAGTGCTTACATATGTAAAAAATCAATCCAAATGGTCAGCTGCAAACGAGTATTGTGCAGATCGTGGTTGGATTTTTGAAGTATGGACAGAAGATACCATAAAGGGACTTGGTATAAAATTATTGACATAAATCTACATTATAAATAGATATATGCCGTCTCTTTTTTCTAAAATTCAGTCTGATGCAGAAAAAACTGGATTCTTACCTCGTACAAAAGAATCCAGAGAATGGTTTTATCGTAAAATACGTACACTCTCAAATGTATCTCCATCAAAAGTATTAAACGACGACTCATTGGCAGTAAGAAACAGACCTCTTATTGGTCGTATGTTTATGTTTTTATATGATCCAAAATACAAAGAGACGCTGCCGTATTATGATAGATTTCCACTTATACTCATGGTAGGCCCAGCAAAAAAAGGATTCTATGGATTGAATCTACACTATCTTCCGCCTCGTCAACGCGCAATATTTTTTGATCGCCTGATGGATTATATGAACAACAATAAATTAGATGAAACTACACGGTTTAAACTATCATATGATTTACTAAATGGCACATCAAAATTGCGTGCATACGCTCCATGTTTTAAACACTATTTATATGCACACGTCACTTCTAAAACAGTTGAAGTACTTCCAAAGGAATGGGAAACTGCACTCTTTTTACCAACTGATTCTTTCGTTGGCCAAAAGAATGCCTCAATCTGGCAAAAAACACGTACACTAATCTAACTTATGTCATCTTCAATAAATGATTTTAAATCTGCAATAATGCGAAATGGGGGCTTAGCGCGTCCAAATAGATTTTCAGTAACATTTGCTAGTTTACCTGGTTCATCATCTGTATCAAGGGATATTTCATTTTTATGTGAGTCTGTTAATATACCTGGAAAACAAATTACAACATTAGACTATGATATAGGCACTCGTCGTCCATTAAAAATACCAACCGGTTATATTGAAGATGATGTAACAATGACATTTATTTCAACTAATAATAACGCCATTAAAAAGGCGATAGATGAATGGATGAAAAAAATAATAAACATTGATTCCTATCTACTCGCTAAAGATCACCAAACTTACAAGACTGATATCACAATAAGACAATTAAATGAAAGCGATAAAGAAATTCAAAATGTTAAATTGCAAAACGCATATCCAATAACTTTGAATTCTATTGAACTAGATAATAATGCTGAATCAACAATACAAAAAATATCTGTAGTATTTACATATGATAAATTAGATATCATACGTTAATTAAACAATAAATAACATTATATTATGCCATTACCAATCCTAGAATCCCCAAAATATGTATTGACTGTACCATCTACATCACAGTCAATTGAATATCGTCCTTTTCTTGTAAAGGAAGAAAAAATATTGCTGCTCGCACAGGAGTCAAACAGCTCATCAGAAATGATGTCCGCGATTAAAGACATTATACGAGCCTGTACATTCGGTGTCGTTGACCCAAACGATTTGACTTCGTTTGACTTAGAGTATATTTTCTTAAAGTTACGAGCAAAGAGCGTAGGTGAAGTTAGCAATATCAAATGTAAGTGCGATCATTGTGAAACTTACAACGAGGTGTCTGTTAATATTGATGATATTGAAGTAACGTGGCCAGTTAAAGAAATTAGCAACAAAATTATGTTAACTGATAAAATTGGTGTGGTTCTAAGACATATACGTGTAAATGATATGTCAACGATTATAAGCACATCTGAAGTTGATATGGACACAATAACAAATATGCTTATTGCTTCAATTGATTCAATCTTTGATGACAGTGGAGTGTATCCCTCAGCACAGTCGTCTCGCGAAGAGTTGCTAACATTTGTTAACAGCTTAAGCCGAGCTCAACTTAATAAAATTGAAGAGTATATATCAAACTCTCCTAAACTACAACATAGTGTAAAATTTAATTGTACTGGTTGTAAGACTGACAATGATATTACACTTGTAGGCACACAAGCTTTTTTCGAATAGCCCTCTCGCATGAATCGTTGACTAATTACTATCAAACAAACTTTGCACTCATGCAACATCACAAATATAGTTTAACTGAATTAGACACGATGATACCATGGGAGAGGGAAATTTATATTGCAATGCTAATAAAACACATAAGAGAAGAAGAAGAAAAACGTAAAAAATGACCGCAGAATCGTCACTAGCCCAGGTTGTAAAAGAATTACAAAGTTCTAATTTGTCTCAAGATCTTATTCTTGATACAATCGATAACTATGACTTTACACTTGCGTCAAATGCTGCTCGTGAAAACACTACAGAGGTTCCTACGTTTTTAGATAAATTAGTAGGCATAGCAGGCGATTTAAAAGGCAAATTTGATGTATTAATACGATCTAATGTAGTGTTAGCAAAGCGGTTAGAAGGAAACAAATTACAAGAGCGTGAAAATCGTGACGAATTACTTGATGCTCTTAGAGGTTTAAAACCAGATAAAACACGTTCAGCACCAGCTAAAAATTCTAAGATTGAAATCCCCGGTGGAATATTTGGAAAATTAGCTGGTTTATTTGCAGCGGGAGGACCATTTGCGGGTGGATTATTGAAGGGGTTGGGTAATATATTTGCTACATTAGGTACAAAAATTCTTCCAGCTGGTTTATTGAATATGCTAAGTAAAATGCCAAAAATATTTTCTATTTTTGGTAAACTTACTAAATTGGCTGGCCCAATTGGACTTGCAATAACTGTGGTTACTGGACTTATTGGTGCTATTATGGGTGCAATTAAAGGATATAAAGAAGATGGAGTTATGGGCGCAATTGAAGAAGGATTAATTGGTCTTTTTAATAGTGTTTTTGCTTCGACGATACAAGTACTTGCTGATATAGGAGGTTGGATTTTAAAACTTTTTGGTCTTGAAAAACTTGGAACACTCCTTGGACCAACTGTAAAACAAGTCATTGACCAAGTTATAGATAATTTTAGAAGTTTATTTACTATTTTTGATGCTATTCTTTCATTAGATGCTAATAAATTAACTGATGAATTGGGAAAATATTTTACAAACAGTTGGGAAAATATTGTCAAACCTTTAGGAAATCTTCTTCTTACTGGAATAATGGAAATATTTCCTCTTATTATAAATGGTTTTAAATTTTTATTGTTTGATCTTCCAGTATTTATTAGTAAACTTGGTTATAAAATTATAGAATATTTGATTACTGAAGGACCAGGTATCATTAAACAAATTAGTGTGTTTATTTTTGATGTGATCAAAAATCTTTTTACAGAAGTATTTCCAAATTTATTTAGAACTATTTTTGCTGATGTTGAAAATTTATTCTCTTCTGCTGGTGGCGCAATAGGAGATATAGCAGGTGACATGGGAAATGCAATAAATGAACTTTACAAATCAAGTATACGAGCAATATTGCCAGATCCGAAAGAAGATCTATCAAAGGCAAATCCGAAGTATTGGGTACGCAAGGCAATACCACCAAAAATTTACGAGTATGCATACAGTAGTTCTCCAAAAGAAAAAGAGTCATCATCATCTGAAAAATTAGCAACTGCTACATCATCATCATCATCTGAAAAATTAGCAACTGCTACATCATCGTCATCTGAGAAAATATTAAAGGCTACATCTACAAATAATTTTACCGAACTGTCTAAAACTGAAAAGGCAATGGCTGCAGGTTATGGTTCATGGGATGAGTATGCTGCTTCAGACTTTAAGTGGAAAGCAAACATCAAAGCAACACCATTAACAACTGGCAACACCCTAGCGACTGCCGGCAACGTTGCAAATATAGCACCAACGATAGTTGTCAATAACAATAATGGCGGCAACACTAATAATATTAGTAGCAGCAATGTAAATAATAATATGCCACAAATGATGCCAATACTAACTGGCAGTGCAATGGGTTATTAATCTGCAGTTCGATAATATACAATATTGTCAAACTCTTCAGGAGTTTTTACTCCTGGAAAACTATGCATAATTTCGCCACGTATATTATAGCATATTGTGTGCGGTATGCCATCTATTTTATATTCAAATATAAGCGGTATATTTTCTTCCTTGTCAATATCAATTATTTGCAAACTTGTAGGAGTGCGTTCACAATAGTCACGTAGTGTTTTTAGATGACGTAAACAATCAGTACAATTTAAGTATGTAAATACCTTTATTAGAAAGATCATATTTAGTAGTATATATACAAACAGGGGGTAGAATAGATCTACCCCCTGTTTTTTTCTAATCTTTAAACATTAACCACCTTGAGCAAGCTTTGCAAAGTAGCTAAGCGACTCATCATCGTCATCGTCATCAGTGCTTGACGCAGCAAATGTTGATTCTGAACTATTATAACTTTGTACTGGTTCAACTGACTTACCGACTGATGCGGCAGCGACATTCACGCTTTCTGGTTCAGTGGAAGAACCGGCAAGTGCCTCTGCTCCAAGTACTTCAACAAGCTTGCGCTTAAGATCTGCATACGACTTATAGTTTGCAGGATCAATAAAGTCCTTTAATGAGTACAACGAATTGTAAATCTTCTCAAGCTTAGCTTCGTCTCCGCTGAAAAGTTCAGAGGCTCCTTCAAATTCAGACTTATCATAGTTACGATAGCCTTCAAAGTTGCGAATTTTCAACTTGAAGTTTGCACCTGCCCAAAAATCAAATGGGTTGATTGGAGTCTCATCTTGAAACTGTGGTTGCATAATATCCATAATCTTGTCAAAGATTTTCTTGCCATATTTGTACAAGAAAACTTTACCTTCATTGTCTGGATTTGCTGGGTCACTAAGCACAAGAATATTAGAGACGTAATGCAAACGACGCTTACGCTCGCGAGCAATCTCTTTGTCTTTTTCATTGCCGCTGTTCCAAAGCACGCTATTGATCTCACTTACCGGGTCAGGTTGACCAATACTGGTAAGTGAATTTTCAATGTACCAACGACCAGTTGGTCCCTTAAAACCATGATCCCAAAAGCGAACCCATGGCAGATCTTCACCTTCAAGAGCTGGTAAAAAGCGAATCACGGCATAACCGTTTCCAGCTTTATCAACTACTGGGCTCCAAATACGATCGTCTCCGTATGAAGCTTTTGGTGTACTCAATTTTTCTGCAGCTTCAACAAGTTTATTGATGCTTGCTGCCCGATTTTGTTTTAGTTTATCAAATGACATATGTTTATTTGTATTGCAGTGTATTGTTATTGTGTGATGTTATATAACCACTTGGCTATTATAACATATTTCAAGGCTTTGTAAATGTTTTTATTACAATTTCTTGAAAAGCTTTTTGTTGTAATGGTAAGTTACGAATAAATGGCTTGTAGTTATTTATCCGATGTGTTAAAGATGAAATCAGTCCCATGGGGTCTGTCACCGTTTTAACAATACGTGAAGAATAGTTGCAGAGTATATCAAGTATGCATAGTGTCTCTAAAGAAACTTGACCTGACATATGTAGAGTATACAGTGGTACATGTCCTCCACGCGGTTGCAACAATGAGTCAAAATTTTCAATATGATTTGCACAAGTTGATATCTCTTCTTTAAATGCATATTGTAGTCGCTGTATTTTGGCTGTCCAAACTACATAGGCTTCGTCTGTCATATTTCCAACCCATTCATTTCCAGCAAGTATATTTGCTAAAAAATATTCAATTACTGTTTTCTTTTTAACATAACGACGAGCCAAT